CCCTAAGACCGTCAACGCTGAAAATAACAGCACCCATCCTGCCAAAGACTTGGGCCAATTCACTCCACCATGCTTCATCTCTTGCTCCTGCGTTTGTATTCATAGATAGCCACATATCTTTGTTGTGTTCTCTAAAATATTTGAATATTTCAAGTGTATCTCGTGCAACAATAGGATCACCCAAGTTACCACACATATACATAGTTTTTAATTGTGCAATAAACTCTGGCTCAAATATACGTTTACAATCTTCCAATGTAAGTTCACTTAAATCTATATGCGGATTTAATGCACCGCCGTTTTGATTGCGATCACACATAGGACAACTTGCTTGACAGTTTTGTGTATTTTCTAAGTGTATAACTTTTATATCTTCGTATCTATACATTTCTTCACATACTTTGCTATATTTTTATTTGTAATTTTTCCCATATGACTATTATCAAATCCTCTATCAATTTTTTCAATATATTGAATATTATAAAAATTACTATCTTCTTCTATAATCGAGAACTGAACGTTTGGTATATTATACATTTCTAACAAATTATTTGTAAATTTTTTGCACCAAAGACTATATGTTTCTATAGTATTTCCATGATAAACAAGTTCTTCAAATATTTTTCCTTTAGAACCGTATTCTGTATTTGCTCTTATATTATATATACCATCATACGGTTTTGTGAAAGGCAAACCGATACGCATATTGTTAGGCCATTGAATAATTACTGCTTTCGGAGGTTTTGAACTTGTCATAATATTTGAAATATTCATCATTACTAAATTAGCACTGCCTCCAGATATTCCAAAATTGTAAACAGGAATATTAAAATGACTTTCTAACAGATTTGAATAACGTTCATTTTCGTGAAGATACAATCCATATGTATTGCTACATCCTAAGGCAGCTATATAATCTTTTTCAAAATCAAATTCGTGTGTCCTATAACCTAAACTATTATGATTGTAGTGTATAGGATCTTCTAATAAATTATAGTAGCGCCAATCCGATCCTTGTATTTTACATTGTTCTTCCCAGCGTTTTTTATCGTCAGGATGACCAAAATTAATCCAAGATTTGTTAGTTCCGCAAGTAATTAGCATATTTCAAATCCTTTTGCATGACTATACCAACAATACTGTTCTTTTTTAATAGAGTGAAAACTATCGTCAGGAAACAGCATACTAAGATTTAGCACAACTAATCCGGATTGTTTACGGCATACTTTTGAAATACATCTACCTAAATGAAAACCGCAATAATAATAATTGTTATATCCTTGTGGTATGTCGTTAACTACAACACCTGTTTTCATCTCATCCATAATTTCTCTACCACTTGCATATTGAAATATATCACAATTGTTAATTTGTTTTAATTGTGAATTTATAAATGCACCAAATAGTTTTGTTTCTTTTTCTAACCAAGGATATTTTTCAACATCTTCTTTTTCACAATGCTTCCATGCATCTACAACAACAAGACAGTTCATCCGTTACCGTATCCTTTCCACGGATCAAATATTTCTACATTTTCCGGAACAACATCTGTTTGGTGGACCTTTACATATACATCAGGATCTTGTTCAACTATTTTTCCGCCTAGTTCTTTTACATAGTGCTGCACTAGTAAACTATAGCTGCCATCTGTGTATTCAACACCAGCTTTGTAACTGTTTGAACTAAACTGCACAGCGTTGCCTTTTTTTAGTATTTCTTTTGCCATGTTACAGGCTTGTTGTTCTCTTGCTGTCATTATGCTGTCAAAAATATCATACCCAAGATTTAATTTATCCGCAAGATATCGTAATGCAATATTATCTCTTGGATGACATGCGCCGCCATCACCCATACCTGCTTTCATATATGCAGGTCCAGTTATACGTTGGCTACTATGTGCCAAAGCATCGGTTACTACATCAACATTTATATTTCCTTGTTTAACTGCAACGTCTTGTATCATGTTAACTAATGCAATTTTAGTGCTGATAAATGTATTGTAAAATACCTTTATACATTCGCATTCGTTATATGTTCCAACTATATATCGCGGATCATTTTCCATAATAATTTTGTAAAAATCAATTAATGTTTTTGCAGCGTTAGATTTTTTACCATCTTCAGTTCCAATCATTACCATTTCGGGATTTACCATATCCCAAGCTACTGTTCCCATTGCAATTAAATAAGGATTGTAAATCAATGTTGCTTTGGTTATCTTTTTCTTTATACGTTCTATAGTGCCTGGTAATACTGTTGATATGATTACCAATATTTGACCTTTACGCATGTTTCGATCACATTCGGTTACTACATCTTCTAATATAGTGTAATCAAAATCTTTTGGTGGTAAATGACTTGTAGGCGCACTGCCATCATAAGCAGGGTCGTGTGGCGTTGGCACAGAAACAAAAACTATATCAGTAGACGAAACTGCTCCTGCAATGTTAGGAAATTGCAATACACGTTTTGTTTTCTTTCTTTCTATATCATAACCATTGACGCTGATATCTTTGCTGGCTATAATTTCTGCACAAGGTAATCCAAGTTTGCCTAATCCAATCCAACTAATATACATATTCTTCCCCAATTGCCAATTGTAAATTTTCTTTGAGAATATTTTTACTTCTAATCATTTTATATAAATTCAAGTTGTGTTGTAATATAGGTTCCATATCTTTTCTAATAGTAATAAGATCGTTCCTATTGTAAGTCGAAAACTTTTTAATGTTTTCAATTATTATTTGTATTCTTCTGTTTATATTATAATCATTATCATAAGTTTCGTCAATCCATTCGGAAAATGTAACAAATCCTCTATTACGCAAATCTTGTAGTGTTCCTGGATTGCCTAGCGTAATGAATGGCATTCCGATCCCAATTGGTTTATAAATTTTTTCACTAAAAAACATGTTTTCACTATCAACACTAGTTTCAGTGCTTAGATACAAAAAACTATGTATACAATGTTTTTTTGGAACATTGTAGTTTGGATTTATACTAGATAAATCTTCAATATCTAGTGTGTCAAATTTTACTTTGTCTATTTTTGTGTTAGGATTTTCTGCTTTGTATTTTCCGAATATTGTGTATACATCACCCCAGGTGTTGAAACCATATTTCAATAAATCATTGTCTATCAATCTGTCTGTAAGCAAACACCTGTGCCATCTAGCCACTCTTGTTAAATTAATGTATATTTTATTTGGTTTGTATCTTATGATATCTGAAGCAGGCTCAAATCGTTTAATCCATGTGTCATTATAAATTACTCTGCATTGACCAGATTTAAGTTTTTTATCAGCACTTATAATCCATATCTTAACATCAAATTGATATTGTAAATCTTCGGCAATGTAAACAAGTTTTTTGCTTGTTTCGTAAAAATCACATATGCATAGATATACATTGTTTTGCTGTAATACTGTTTTGTGTTTGGTTATAAATTTTTTTACATAATCTAACCAAGGTTTTTGTGTGAAATGATCTTCGTTGTAATAAACAATTGGAACTATATAAAAATTATTATTTTTTAAATTTTCATCAGTTTCAATGCTATCAACTGATTTGAATATATCGTTGTCAAAACTTTCAAAAAAATATTTGTTTGAAGACTGTGGAATAACAAAATCCTTAAAGGCATTGTTAATAGAAAACTGTTCTTTGTCAAATATTTTTAAAATAGTTTTATTGATCATGAATTAATTTTACTTCCTTACCAGGGCCTACCTTACTAGGCAAGTCTCCGTATTGTTCTACATACCATTCAATTACTGCCACATACCAATTTTGGCTATTATGGTGTGCTTTTTTGTTGAACTGCCAAATATTGTTATTTGTTGCTTGCATAGTGCTTAATGCTCTTGCACTTTCTAACTGTAGTTGTCTTACTGAAAAGTTACTTAAATCCAATTCTCATAAACCTTTTGTAATGTTGCAAATCAAGTTCTCCATTGTATAATTCAGTTTCCATTGGTGTTTGAGATGCAAAACTTTCTAAGCTACTGTGCGTATTAACATGTTCTTCAATTTCTTCATAGTTGTTACATTGTAACACAACTAGTTTACCGTTTGGTATTTTTGCATACCATTCTTCAAAATTCTGTATATGTTCGCAGCTAGTGTTTATAATGGTATTAGGTATATCCCAAAGTCTTTCAAATTCACCATTATCTTTTGATACTATATAATTATGTTCTTCAAAATCTATATCATGTATATCTTGCACAACTGGTTTAAACTTCCATCCATTTATCCACTGCCTATTGAATATTTCTGCAATATTTTCAGTATTAGGATCGATATCAAAACTTCTAATTTTTTCAATACTCATGCCAGATTCAAATAGCATTGTTGCTAAAGTTCCATACCAGCCAGCACATAAAAACACAACACCCAAATCTACACTTATATTTTTAAGCTCATTTACCAGCCAAATTTTACTTTGTAATTGACCCCTACTTAAACAATCTTCGTCAAATTCTATTTCTTCAAAAAACATCCATTTCAATGCATGAGCAAATTGACTATCGGTATATTCTATAAGTGTATCATATAATGCATAAGGATTGTCATATTCTATAATTTTTTTAACTGTTTCTGCATTAAGTAATTTGTAAATGCTGTGTATGTTATCATTACAAACTGCTTTCTTAAGATCTTCGTAATCATCACCTAATAGTCTAAAAAGACTATATAGATTTTGATCAACAACTGCTTTGCGTAAATCCTCAACACTTCCTAGAACTGTAGCATCTTCTGCTAGACGGAATACACTATGAACGTTTTTTTCTAATATTGCTTTACGTAATTCTTCGTCAGCGTCTGCTAATTTAAAAATACTGTGTATATCATTATCAATGTATGCCCTACGCAAAAACTGTAATTTTTCTATATGAGGATACATCAACTCAAATCTATCTAATATCTTATAGATTTCCATTAAATTTTTCCTTTAACCAGTCAAAATCGTTTATCATTTTTAATGCTTCTGTATCAGTTTTGTTTGCAGATCCGTATGCCATGCCAGCACGAGCACCAGCAATAGCATGTTCTCCAAATGGTTTATCTCTGCCAATACTACACCAAATTTTTAATCTTCTTTCAGTTTCATCATCTTTTTGTCTATCAATAATTTTACTGCTTAATTTACAACATTCTCTAAAAGCACTTTTCCATGTTTCAAACTCGCCGGTATTGAATCCTGTAACATTGCTTACTTTTTTTACAGCAACAAACTTATCACTAATACTTGTAGTCATATCCGGCTTACTGGTATCCATGTCAATTGTAAGTTGTCTTGGAAATAGTTTTACTCCGCCGTATCCGTATACCAATCCGTTTATAGGATTTTTACTTCTCCACACATGAACATGATTATGTTGCCATGCAGGTATCGGATAATCAAATTCAAAATCATCTACTATAGTTGCATCGCCATCAACAATCCAAATCATAGGGGTTGAACAAATTTTTGCTGCTTCAATGTGTGCTTGATGTATTCCTTTTACACCATGCACTCTTTTTGCGTTTGGTGCTTTCTTTTTCAAATTCTCATAGTTTATATCAGCATCTGGTTCTTGATAACTTATAAAAACAACATCATAAGGCTTAGGATAACTTGCAACAATATTGTGTTCTTTTTTTCCTGCAATAAATTTAAATGTCCATTCTCTTTCGCTGATTTTTACTTTTTTACTGCATAACATAACACCATCATGATGTTCACCATTTAAGAACATATGATTAATTTTTTTATCATATGGATTATGATGACTTATATAAAAATCAAATTTATAATCGTTGCAAATATTAACATAATTAGGAACAATATAAAACATATCAAACTGCGATGTTTCAAAGGCTTTAACATATTCTTCATATGTATCAGCATAAAATATTTCATATTTGGCAGGGGTGCTTGCTAAAATTTCTACCTTTTTGTGTGCAACATAAAATCTATTTTCTATTTCTTTATCAGAATAGTTATGGGTTTTTGGAAGCAAAACTATGCCATCGTATTCTTTATCATTAAGGAATACGTGAGCTACATCTTGACTCCATTCATCAGGAATATAATCAAACGCAAAATTATCTTGTATTTCAGTATCTGCATACACAATCCAAAAATGCTTTGTTAAGCTCTTTTGTGTTGCTTTTGTTACACTTTCAGCACATTTTGCAGCTGGATAATTTTGTTTGAATTTTTGCCATTGTATATCAGATTTTGAACCAACATAGAATATATCATACATACAGTAATTATACTAAAATGATAAAGCGATGTCAAGAACAGAATTAGGATAAATACTTTACACAAGGAGTTCCTATGGCAGATTTTATACCAGGTGAAAGTTACAGATTAGATGTAGTTGGTGCTGACGGCGATCTTTTAGTAGATAGTTGGACCAGTCAAGTAAAAGCAAGTGTTGTATCAAAGGCAGGTTCTTTACAAGTTGATGTTGATACAGGCAAAGTTTTTGGACCATTAATTGGTGACATTGAAGACATCGACGGCACCGTAATATTTGATAGCTCAGCTAATACTATTAAAACAAATTTAATCGGTGAAGTTAGAGATCTTTCAGGAAACATAGTAGTAGATCCTGAAGTTGCAATGGTAAATGCTGATGTTACAGGAAACGTGTTAGATGAATTTGGTAGTGCTATAATTGATATTGCAAATCGGACTGTTGATGCTGATGCTGTATATGGAACATTTTATGGAGACCTTATTGGTAACGTAACCAGTGATAGCACACTGTTTGGCGCTTTCAGTGGTGATTTTAACGGAAGTCATTATGGAGAGTTTTACGGAGACATTACAGGTAATGTTACTGGTTCAGTTACAGGGGATGTTATAGGTAATGTTACTGGAGTTGTAACTGGTAGCCTTATTGGCGAAGTTATGGCAGACGAAAATACTTCACTTATGGCGCCGCCAAACGATGATTACAATCAACATAACTGGTTAGGTGGAATAGCACATCCCGTTTTACCACCAGAAGATGCAATAGCTAGAGGACCAATTGTTGTTTTAGGAGCAGATAGATCAGAAAGCTCATTACGTGGACACGTAGAGCATTACGATGGAAGACCTATTGTAAAAGCAGATATTTTAGGAAATTCACCTTGGGTTGCACATCATTTTGGTAAATTCAGAGGCGAGTTATACAGTGGAAGTGACAAAGCCCTACTTACATACAACGAAAATACTGGACAAGTAATTGTTAAGTCATATGGTATACTTTCACTTGAGGCTTATAATGGCACAGGCGCTTTAAATTTTGTTGGCGATACAGCAACATTTAATGTAAGAGGTCCACAAACTGTAAGAAGTTTTAACGGAACTTGGGATAATAAAACAGCACTACTGCCAGACGATTGTGTATTACAATTTGATGCAGAAGGTTTTGATGGCAACGGTTGGAGACAGGCAGGTGGATTTGGTATCTATGTTGCAGACGAACCTATCAACAATACAGCATACAATGCATACTTTGGAGTTGCGCTATCCAACGGAGTTAACGGCCCGGCAGCAAATGAATCTAAAGGTTTGATATTTGATAGCGCAGGTGTTCTAAGAACGCCAATAGCCAAAGTAGGAAGCCATACATATGCACAACGTGACAGTATGTCAGCCGAAGCAGGCATGATAATTTTCAACAGTAGCAGTAACAAGTTTGAAGGTTACAACGGCAGTGCTTGGGTTGTGCTAGGCTAAGTTTTAATCAATCTTATAATCCATGCAGGAGGATCAAGTTCCCACCAACGTTCTTGATTGTTCCATGCTTTACTATTAGCATGATGATTGTTGTGCCAACCTTCTCCTAGTGTAATTAAACTTGCTATCCAACTATTGCGGCTTTCATCATCTACATTGTGATTTTTGTATCCATGGATGTGTGCAATTACAATAATTGCACTTGTGCTGTGTAGCACCAACACAGTTGGTATAGCATAAGCAAATATAACAAGTAATGGATTTACTACAAACAATATTGCAACATAAACAATATTAATTAAGAAATAATATCTGTGTGTTAGTTTATAAAAATTTTGTTTACGTATGTCTTTGATATATTTTGGATTGATATGCTGTATATTCCAAAAACCAAACCATGCTTTTGCCCAACCTAGTTTGTGTGGGCTATGAACGTCTTTGTCTGTATCAGCATGTCCATGATGTTGTCTGTGTATTGCTGTCCATGCAAGCGGACTACCTATCATTGTAATACAACCGATTAGTCCTAAAACATATTCTAACCATTTGTATGTTGTAAAACTCCTATGACTTATAAGTCTGTGATATCCTATGTTTATACCAAATACACCTATAAACCAATAGGTAAGTAAGCTGTATAAAAGATATACAGGCGATAAATCGTAAAACAAAATCAAACTTAATCCAACTAATAGTAAAATGTGGTTAAGTATTTGTGTAGCTCGGACTAATGTATTGTGCATTATTACTCCATTATACACTATTTAATCAAAATGTCAATGTGGAAACTAGAAATTTATAACGGAACACAGGACTTGGAACAGTGGTTTCATGATGCTGCTGCTAAGAATTATGTTAATAACAGCAGCCAACAAATGTTACTTGATTACTTGCAAAACGAAGAAGATACAACATTATTTTTATTATACAACAACAACAGGATAGTAGGAAATTTTGTTACACACAGATTGCGTAGTTTAGGTATACTTGGCGCAAATGCACATAGAATAGCTGCAAGGATGTGTGTGATAAATGATCATATTAAAGGACCAAGAAAGATTGCTGGATTGCGTAGCATGAACGCAGAAAACTGCCACGATCATATAAACCATCAATTTTTATATAGTGTTGGTATACGTTATTTAGGTTTAGACACGCCAATGTATGTAAGTAGCCATCCTAGTGCAGTAGGCAGTCAAAAAATAGTTCATAATAAATATTGTCCTAAACTAAAAGAAATAGGATTATTACAAGAACCTATTGAGTTGGAATATAGAAATCATTTTCAATATTTTTGGAGAGTGAACACTGAAAAATGGTGGGATACGTTTGTAGAGCAACAATGGCCTGAAAGCAAAGAGTGCTTAGATGTATTCTTTGCACAACTCAAAGAAATCTGACATTTCTGGAAACACTTGTTCATGATCGACTCCACGTCTACGACCTTGTTCTGCAAAGAAGTTGTGAAAGTCTCTACGTCCTTGTATAACTTTGTCTAATGGATATTCTGTTGTATCCATATAATCAACAACACGCCTAAACTTTTCGTATTCAATAGTGCTAAAAGCATCTTTGCGATTGTCATCTACATTTTCTTTTATAAACTGCAAATGGTCACGCATATAGCTCATATAATGCTTAGGTAAAATATTAATATCATATTGCAACGGCTCTTTAAGGTGTGGTGTATCAAAGCCCAAACGTTGCCATCTGTGTGTTTCAACGTCATTGTATTTTGCACGCCATTCTAAGATTTTTTCTAATAGTGTGCGGAATGTTGTTACACTGAAAATGTTAAACGTAATCATCAACACCATAGGTGCTTCACAGTTTCGCATAAAATAATCCAAGTTGCGTTCAAAAACTTCAATGTCTAAGCCGTCACGGATATATTCTGCACGTTTGCCCCAAGTGTCAATACTTGTAAACATTTTGAAGCGTCTAATCTTATTATTTGTTAGCAAGTCATTTACACGATTTGTAAACTTTTCCAACTGCTTTGGTTTGCCACCTAAGTTACTGTTACAGTTTAGTTCTAGTTCTGGCTTAGGATCTGCATCCAACATATCAAACAGTTTGTATGTGCTTTTTTGTATTGTAGGCTCACCTCCTGTAATACGCAAGATGTGTAGTTCTTTACTAAGCTCAGGCCACCAACGCCAAAATGCATCCAGATACGGATTGTTTTCTTCTTCAAATATTTTGAACCAATCAATGTCACATCTATGATTACGCACCATATCATACGGTCCGTGTTGTTTTATCTCTTGATAATATCTGCTGCTGGCTTTTGGATGACAGTAACCACAACGGAAGTTACACTCGTTGCCAAAACTTACTTCTAAGTATTCTGGATTAACATCAAATTCTGCGCCGCCTTCTTTTACTGCTTTGAGTCTGTGCTTGAAGAAGATAGTTTGATTACGCTGTTTTCTATCACTAACATAATCTTTGCCAAGTGCTTCAATTTTCCAGCAGTAACTACAGCCAGCAGGTTGTTCACCACGCATCATAGCAGCACGTTCTTGTTTCTTTTGTGCTGTGTTGTGTATTGCACTTGGATTTTCTAATAATGGTGCTGTGTCAATTTTATGGGGAGCAGGATGATAACAACTGTGTGTTTCACCTGTCTGGAAATATATGTTGGCATGATACCATTTTGCGAAACAAAACGTAGGTGATATTTCTTGTGTTATTGCATCAATGCGCTTTATTTCTTCGCTTTCGCTACGCTCCATTAAGTCTCTCTATCTAAAAACTGTTGGCTGTTATCACGTATAGGATTTTGATATACAGTTTTAAAGAACAAACTTTGATTGCCGTTAAGTGGCTCAGCAGCAATGGGCAAATCAAGTTCTTCAATCAGCTTGTAACCAAGTTCTTCAGTATAATGATCAATGTCTTCTTCTACAAGATCGCCTTTTTCGTCCCAGTAATTGTTTAGCCATTCGAAATCACGAACGTTAACAAAATCCCAATCGGTGCACATTGTTTTATACAATCCTTCTCTTGCACCGTATATAGCCCAACGTCCGTTTTCTACATCAGCACCAATCATTAACCACACATACAAGCGATGTAGATTTTTCCAATGGTTTTTATGAAACTCATCAATATCTACTCGCATACCTCTATCCAATGCCATTTTTACACCTTCGCGGAAACCAGCACGCCATGCTTGATGCGGAGTGGCATTGTTATAAATTTTACTAAATGTGCCATTCATTTGCACATATTCGGTATCCCAACAAAAATCTACTTGTGCATGTGGATTGTTAGGATCTGCATTTTCGTGTGTGCGCATGTTAAGGACATGTTGTTTAGGCCAACATTTCAATCCGCCGTTTCCATAACTTAATCCATTAATAATATTACTTGCAGTCCAACTAATTACTTTGTTTGTTAAGTCTACATTTTCATCAAAATTAATTTCTTGTGTGAGAAATTTATCCGAAATTCTGTTATCTCCATCCACTGTTACAAAGCGATCAGATTCGCTTTGTTCGGCAGCAGCTTTGTGTGCGCTATCACTACCTTTTACACCATGAACACGTTTTGCCCAAGGCACTTTTTTACACAAATCTGCGTAATTCTGTTCAGCATTTGGCTCGTCGTAGCTAAGATATATTATATCATAGTCAATGACCCTAAATGTATTAGCCATCAATTACCTCATAAGAATATGTAGAAAACTTCCTAACAGTATATATTGACAAATCAAGGTTGTCAACTTCAAAATCAAATTTAAACGGCACAATGTATTCTTGGTCTACTTTTTCAAATCGCATAAGTCTATACAAAACATTAGGATCGTATTTCTTAGTAATACTGTAGAACTGATTAGTAGGATCAATATTTGCTTGCAAAACATCTTCACTTAAAACAAGCCTCCAGCATTTGTTTTGTTTGTCTTGTTGTATTACAGCATCAGCATTTTCGTCATTTTTTACTTCAAATAAAAAGCTGTCTTTTAGTTGATCATTTTGCCATTGTGTAATGTGTTTTAGCACATTTTTCTTTTCTAAAAAATCCCATTCAATCAGATATGATGCTAGTGATTCTTTGCCTGTCATTAAAGGCTTAACTTCTTCAAATGAAACTTCAATGCATGATTGTGATTCGTCTTTGGTTGGAGAAATTTTTGTTATTTTTCCATCTTCGTCATAATGCACAAATCTGCTTTTTACTAATTCTATTTGCATTTTACAACCCTAAACTTTCTTCATACATACTAATTATACGGTTATTCAAAAAGTCTTTTTCTGTATAATGAAAAATACCATTTTGCTTGTAATTACCTATTTTAAGTTGTAAGTTTTTATCCAAATATACACCAACACGATTTTGCCATTTATCAGTAAAGTTTTGATTCCAATTTTGTATTTTTGGCTTCATATGTATAAAACTAGGATACATTACATTCGGATTTGTAATTTTGTTTTCAATATTCATTATTTTTGCAGCAATAGCGGCACTTAGATCCATGCTGCAAACTTTTTGAAAAATTTTGCCGCCTGCATGTGCTTTGTAAAATTGCTGCCAATTATTTGTAATCATTTCTAACCATGTGTAAAATTCATGTGCTTGATCGCACTTTTTAAACCAATGAAATCCACTGTATAAATTTGGCAAATGAAATTTGTTAAATGCTTTTCTATAGTAGTTGTCTACTACTACCTCTCCGCGATATGTTAAAACTTTGCTTGTGTAAAACAAATCATAGTTTCTTAGGAAATCAAACCAACTGGATAAATCTTGCAATACAAGCATATCTGTATCAATTACAACAGTTTCGTCATAAGGTATTGCGTGATATATTTTCCATCGATTACTAATTTTCCAATCTTCATCTTCTGCATGATCACCCCAAGGTATTTCGACTATGTGATCAAATAAAGGTTTGTAACGTGTTGGAACAGGGTCGTTTGTTATAAGACAAATACTAGAATTTTCGTTGGTTGCACGTATACTCATTGCAGCAAGACATGCTTGTCTTACATAGTCAAAATCACTATTTTGAGCAAGCATTGTAAAATTATTGGTTGTCAATTGCTCTCTCCAAACTAAATTTATTCATTACATGCAAATTCATGCCTTTAACTTTTGATAGCGTATATTCTCCAAGCCTTTGAGATTTTTCAAGTAATACTGTCATTTCGTCATCTTTGATAGTGTGTAATACATCTTTATCTATACTGTAATAATGTTTGCCAGGCAAACTGGATACAAAATCACCTTTTTGATATCCGTTCATAATATGTGCAGCTATACTAAATGCAAAATCATTTCTATACACATTGCTTTTGAATTGATACACACTTCTATAGTGCATATAGTTTTCTTGTATGTGTTTTATTAAATTAAAAAATATTTCATTTTCTTTTGATTTACGAAAGAATACAACCGTTGCCCAATAAAATTCTACACTCGTATCACTTATCCTATCAAACTCAGGAGTGCCGCTGTGTATGCCTAAATGCACTGCATCTGTGTATAGCAAAAGATCTTTTTGCTGTGCAAAGCAGTTGTTAAGTATGTTGTTTGACACAATGTAATCAGTATCCATTACAATTGTTTCATCGTATGGAGTTAAAAAATATGCTTCTGCTCGATTACCGTTGTTAAAATTTAAAATTCTGTTAGATAGCGTTCCGTCATGATATCTTTTATTTGCATAACTATGCTTTAAATTATTTACAGTAATAATTTGATCAAATACCGAAACATAATCAGGATATTTTTCTTTTATATCAACATCAGTAACAATTGTAGTTGGCAAGTTCATATACTTGCTAATACGCTTTGCAAGAAAATGTGCTTGCTTTACATAATTAATTTTTGAATTGTTACTGGCAAATAATACTACGCCTTGGCTCATAAATCCATTATACTTTCAATTGATCTGTTTTTCTTTAATTTATTGTATTCAGTAAGATAAACATTACTTGCTTCAAAATACTTAGAAATTATAGAATTAGTAAAATCTTTTAGATCAGATATCTCAATTGGAATATTATTATCATCTATCAAAATTGCTTCTTCTTGATCACATGATAACAAACTTTGACAGAAACTTATAATTTGTTGTGTTATAGAAAATTGTCCACCATTAAAATAATAAATCAAATTTTCCTTATATTGTTCATTTAACAATCGTTTTTGATTGTTTAATGTTACCATATAATTACTTATATCTAGTGCTTTTGATAAACGTTCGTCCATACATAATCTCCATTAGAGCTATAGTATATAATAATTTTTTTGAAAAGTCAATGTATTAATGATTATACAAGAGCAGAATTTACTGTGCCTTCTGGTGGCGCCTGTCCAACAGCAGAATATGTAACACCATCATAAACAAAAGTGCTACTCGGCGTATATGTGTAAATGTTGCTTGTTACAGTCCCTGTTACATCTTCGTCAATTCCGCCAACATCAGGTTCGGAAGGATATCCTTGTTGGCCGCCAGTTCCTGGATCAGCATCATCAAATTGTATTTCAAAAATAAGTTGTGTTGCTGATGAAAATGCTACATTTGTGCTTGCATAAATTTTATATGCGTTATCATCATAGATCGTTGTGCCACCGGGGTCGCCAGGACTTGGATTACCAGTTGTTACGCCGCCTTGTTTTTGGAATATTAATGTGCTAGGTGAAGCACCTGTGCTGATAGAACTTAGCAAACTGCCTGTTCCGCTACCACTTAAACTTTCTGTTCGCCAATTACCTGCAACTCTACCAAATCTAATTGTCCCCATTGCAGCTAAGATTTGATCCCAATCCCAATCTTTTGTGTTTGCTGTTCCACTGGTGCCGCCTGTAAAACTAGCATCAAAACGTATTTCGCCGCCGGCACTTAAAAAATACAACATAGCATTATGACTAATAAAACTAACGGTAACTCTGTGAGTTATGGTATCAGGAGATCCGCCCCAAGGATTAATTGATCCGTCTCTTGTGCTGCTACAACTTGCTCCGCCACTTGTTCTTAAAATAGCAGTAGTAAAACTAGACGAGTCAAAATCTGTTGCAGCATGGTTAAAAGTGTTTACCGCGGCAGCAATATCACGTAAATCGTTATTAGGTCCAGACACATCATCATAATGATCCCAATCAATAACATCTCTTAGTGCATAATCTGCATCATTAGGATATGTTAACTTACCTTCAAATGCTGTAGGTTGTATACCACTGTATTGAGACCCAAATTGATGAACATGGGCTGATTGAAGATCTAACCAAAGATCAAAATGTTGTTGTTCTGTTACAGTGTCACTGACACCCGGAGTGCTACCACCTACTACAAGATTACTAGTAAAGTTTTTACCGTATCCACTGGTAGTTGTGCTTGTTGTTAACCCGTGCTCATTCCACGTAGAAAAATCACCAAGTTTTTGAGCAATACTGCCTCTGGTGTTATTGTATTCTAACGCTGTAATTGGAAGGTTATGACCAGCCATTTAAACTCCTTATGTATATATTTAGTATACAAATAATTTTCATTTTTGTCAACTAGAGGCTGGTAATTAATGAGTAAGCAGGAGCAGGATTATTAACATATGATGTGCTATCTGCTCTTAAATGACTAATACTACTGGTTAGTGTTCCGTTAACTCTTTCGTCTGCGCCTCCAGAACCGTTTGCATCATCAGCGAATGTAATTAGAAATCTAATTTGACTACTTGATTCTTCTTTAGCTTGTATAGTGTATTCGTTATCAATGTATGCTGCTGAACCAGTTTTTGTATAAATGGTTTGATAACTTGATGTTAAATCAAGGTTACCAATTGCAGATCCTGTGCCTGCGCCGGTTACAGTATCGTCAGATACATCTTCACCGTCTGGTTCTCCGTCGCCGCCTGTAATATTTAAGTTATAACTATCAGTTGTGTCATAATTAAACTTGACAGTTTGCATTGCTGCTAACATTAATTTCCAGTCTTCAGTTTTTTGATAATCTGGATCAGATACTGTTAAGGAATGAGATAAAGAAGAACTAAATCTTATTTCGCCGCCTGCATTGAAAAAACCTCTACGAGCATTTGCTGAACCAAAATCAACAATAAACTCATGTATTACACTCTGTGGTAATGAACTACCACCCCATACAGTAGATCTTGAACTGTTTGCACCCGAAGATTCAACAGCAGCGTAATTGAAATTTATATCAAATCTGTTTGTTTCTAGTGCTGAAAGGTTAGCTTCATATTCAGCATATAGGTCATCCCAAATCAAACCTCTTTGATATTCTTCAAAACCCGATTTCAAACGAGTTTCAACATCTATTCCAATCAATCCTCCAGGTAAAGCACCTGTTTGATGGACATGTATTTTTGTGTAGTCTGATGCTAAGTTTTGTAAATCTTCAGCAGTAACATCGTTGCCAGGCAAAACCGGAGTTGACAAGACTGTATTATTGTATCCTTTATCTCCACTTCCAACACCTAAGAGTGTAGCAACTCTACCTTGTAGTGTGTTGTATCTAGCTGCGCCTACAATGTCTTCTACTGCCATAACTATTCCTTAATTAACTACGTATATTTATGTTTTCAAAATACACTCAACAAGTTTTTCTTCTGCATTTGTATTTGTTTCAAGTGCTATACCAATTAATGCTCTTGTTGCAGTAGTTGTGCAAACACCATCTTGCCATGCGTATACTGCTTGACCTTTTGATACTGGTTCTTTTACTCTTACTGGAACACGACCTTTAAGTGCAATAGCCTGTCCGTCAAGATCACTGTTCATCAAATAAGCAGGATTTTCACTTATAACACCAACTGCAATATCTGAACTCTTACATGCTGTTGCTTCTGCTTCGATTTCAGCACCACCAATTGCCATAGCTGTTCCAACAGGATACTCTTTATCAGTTGTATAATTTTCAGCTAGGTCAGCATAACGTGCTTTTGTTGCTGTTCCTGAAAATAAAACAGCAGAAAGGTTACCAGACGGATCTCTAACTGCTACTGTGTTTGCAGTATCAGCTGTGGACGCTGTTCTTGCAGTTCCAGCAACATCAAGTGCAGCAGCAGAAGTTGCTTCACCATTAAATGTATCTGCCCAAACATTTGAAAATTTAAGTGCTGAACTACCAATGTTATACTGAGCTGTTGTTTCAGGAAAAATACCTGTATTTGTAGCATCTACATTTCTAACACTGATAATATTTGCAACACCAACTCCGCTACGTGTAGCACCAAAATATATCCTATCACCGATTGTATTTTGTATTTGTCCTATTGTATCTGAAACAATACTTACAGACAAATCATTACTGTTACCAACTGTAAATCCTGCATCTGCAAATCTTGCAGTTGTTGTAAAGTTTGCTGTAGTTGATGTAAGGAAATCACTTGCTGGTTGTCCATTTAATTTGAGTGCATCGCTTGCAGTTGCCCAAAGAACTGGTTCGCCTGCAGTGCCTGCTCCTGTTGTAACACCGGTTGTGCTATCAGTATTAATCAGTGTAATACCTCGACGTATTAGAGTAAATCCTGTTAAATCTGGAACATCTGCAGGTTGTGTTGATCCTAATGTAAATTCTTGTGAGCTGATGACATAAACTGGTGTATCGTTAATAAGAGCAACAATAATAGACTTGTTAGCACTGAGGGTGTCTGTTACTGTAACACTTAACATTTGTGTTGTTCCGTCGCCAGCAGCTTGTGGACCTACAAGTATAAATTCACCTGTGCCGTTTTTTGCATATAGCTGGCTACTTGTGGTGCTATACCAAAGGTCGCCTTCGTTTAATCCTGCAGGTTCTGTAGCAGCAACTTCAGCGCCGCCTGCATTTTTCCATGCTGTTCCTGTATAGAATTTAAGTTTTGCAGTTCCTGCATCATACCAAACCTGTCCTGTAATTGCTTTTGCAGGTGCAGTTGTATTTGCAAAATGCTCTAGTAAATGCAAAAAGTTCTCGTTTTGTGCTTCGCCGTAACCACTGTAGTTTTTACCTATCAGTTTGATATCGGTAGTTTGATCAACTGTGCCGTCTTCAACTACAACCAGTTGGTTACCGTTAAAAGTGTTTATTATGTATGCCATATTCGCTCCTCGTGCTTACACTTATTTATCGTAATTATGGATATGTTACGGTTGACACCCATTCCCATGTATTCAAACCAAAATTTGCTCTTAATTCAATTATATGCCTATCCATTCCAAATGTAATAGTAGATGTTGGATCAGGACTTACAATAACATCTGATAATACAGATACGTTTTGAACACCCGCACTATCAACAGCTAAGAAACTTTTTACTACGCTAGAGTTTACATCAATTGGATCCGTTGTTGCGGTTGGAGATTCTGCTAAAATTCTGCACGTTGTATTATTTTGAACAACATTTGCATTAATAGGTATCCATACATTTAATAAATTTACCAATGCAGTTTCTAAGTCGCCTGCTGCTCCAAATCCAGCTGCACCAAATCCTGTTGCATTTACAGTGAAATATCTAGTGGCACCTGTAATTTCTTCATCTACATAACCTTTTGTTGCTGCAAGATCATCTGCCGATTCATTCTCGACACTATAATCTGCAACTAATTTACTTATTGGTTTTTTAACACCTGTAATATTTCTATAATTAAGTGTTCCTGGATTGATTGCTATATCGTTAAGAACATTAAATTCTAGTCCGTCAGCATTAGAACTTGTTATTACATTTCCGTCAATATTAATGTCATCAACATCAATTGCAACTAGTGTTCCAATACTTGTAAGATTACTGTTAACAACGCTAGGACCTAGTCCTGTTTTTGTTAAAACTGTTTCATCTTCAATTTTATATTTTCCAGCAATGCTGTCAATGTTAATATTAACTGCTGTTGTCCAGTTATGGTTTTCGTTTCTATATACCCAGTCAATACTTCCAGAAGTTGTATTGATTACTATACCAGCACCGTCTATATATTCACTTGAACTATCTAGCAATGTGCTGTCGTCTGGGGTTGCAAGTTCAATAACCTTATCTGCAACCTTCAATGTTGTGACTTGTTCATTTACAACAGTTCCTACACGTAGATCGCCTTCAATACGCATATCACCTGTAACTACTAAGTTACGTGGATCGGCTGTTGTTCCTATATGAACACCTGTAGTTCTTGGTGATAAACCGTCAGAAATATCACCACGTTCAATACTAGGATTCGGAGCATCATTAAAAATACCCATACGTTGATTAGCTGCATCAAATTTAAATGCACTGTAAGTTAAAGGAGTTCCTGATCCAAGGTCTTGGCGCAATTGTAGTTCAAAATCATTATCAGGGCCGGTGTTGTCGAGAAGTGTTTTTGTTCCAGATTTTTTAATGTTTAATCTATTATCATTACCAACAAAAATACCATTTGGACCTCTAAAAGTAAGTGTTCCATACGCAGTTCTAGCACCAGCCGGATTAGTATCATCAAGTGTGCTTAAGAAACTATCTTTAGTAAATTGATCTCCAGTTGAAGACACCAATTTTTCAGCACTATCAGCTTTTCCATAAAAACTAAAGTCTGCAAATCCACTATTAGGATTGAATCCTGTTTTTATATCAGTAAATCCGGCTATTGCAGGAAATGGTGTAAATGTTTCTTTTGACCAAATACCAACATTACTACCATTAATAAACAGTTTTACAATAATTTTATTTTGACCAATTGTATCTTTGACTGTTACTGTTTCAATACCTGATTTTAATTGAGATTTTGTGTAGGTAGGTCCAACTGGTATTAAGTCAGTTCCGTCAAAGAAATACATAACATTTTCAACACCATTAATCCAAATATCTCCTTGCACAAGAGTAGAAGGTTGCGTAGATGAAAATATTGTGCTATCAGTGCTTCTAAAAGTAGTTCCGTCATATACTTTTAATCTGCCTTCAGCTGTATCATACCATAATTGTCCTCGTAGTGGTTTATTAGGTGGTGCAGTGTTTGCAAAGGATTCTAATATTGCAATAAAATTTTCATTTATGCTTTCTCCAAACCCTTGATAGTTTTTTCCTATTAATGCAATGTCTGTCGTATTAACATCTAGTTTACCATCTACTAAATCTACAAGTAATGATCCGTCTGTTTTGTTTAATTTATAACTCATTATGTTACCCCGTGATAGATGATAAAGTTGATTGCAGCAAACGGTGGTGTAATATCTAAAGGATCGTTAGGAGTGCCGTCAGTTATAGATCCACTATTAAGTAGTCTACTACCTGTTCCGCCATCAATTCCTCCTCCACTAATTGTTTCCGAAGAACTTGTTGTAGCGTTTGTTACTGCATAAAATTGTTCACCTGTGCCAGCAGCACGTAAATCGTGTGTGTGTTCTGGCAAATTTGGTTGCGTAATAGTCACTTCGTCACTACCTGATACACCGCCCATGCTACCTGTGCCGCTATTAGTTATTCGGTTTGCTCCACCAGGAGTTCCTATACCAGTTGGTAAGCGACCTCTAAAATCCGGTATACGGAAAAAGTCTGTTGCACTACCAGAATATGGATTACCCCAATACCAGGTTGTTGAATTACTTGGATCCCAACCCATAGCATCAGCAAGTAGTCGATAATTAGTTGATCCTGTTCTAGGTTTATCTGTTCCATCGCATATAAACCAACCAGTTGGTGCAACCAATCCTGCCCACATCATAACTGTTCCAATTGGCAGTGAAGAAATTTGTGCAGTTATGTCTGCTATTGTGGTTTTGAATACTCCTAAAGTTCCTGTAGGATCTACTGTAACATCGTCTGCTGTTGGTCTATAGATGATGATTTCATCTGAGCTAATTAATCTACCAAGTTGTGTTGCTACATCTAATTTTGTGTTTATAAAATCATCGTTAATAGTGGTTGTAAAAGTTTTTGAACTTCCGCCAGTTTGTCCATCAAAACTAAAAGATGTTGCACTTACATCACCTGTCATACTAAAAGTAGTAGGACTAGTTAATTTGCTCGATGAACCTGTAACATTGCCAGTTACATTACCGTTGACGTTGCCTTGTAGATTACCGTATACTGTATTGGCATATATACCGCTGAATCTTTTACCTGTGCTACCTATGATACCTTGTCCGTTTGTATCAGGTTCCATAACAGTTCCAACAGGGTTTGTCTGGATTACATCTGTAAATGTAGCTCTGCCACCAACTTGTAATTGCTTTGCAACCCCTAAACCGCCTTTGACAGTTGCAGCACCTGTTGTTGGTGCTAAACTATCAAACTCACTGTTTACAACAAGTTTACCACTGGTATCTAATTCTGCATCATCGCCTGTTTCTACACCAATATTGAGATTGCCTCTCATGTCTAATTTTTCTGTTGGACTTAAAGTATTGATGCCAAAATTACCATCGTTGCTTATTCTTACAACAGGATTAGTGCTTACTGGAGTTCTTATATCTAACGTTCCAGCACCAGTTAATTCTAGTATACCGCTTTGTCCTTCAACTAATGCACTAAAAGTTTTTACTGTGCCAATTTCAATACCTGCATTAGGTGTTGTAAGTTTGTTTTGAAATACTTGAGTGCCGCCACCTGCATCCTTACGTGCAAGTGTTGCAACAGCAACAGTTCCTGAAGGCTGTGTGAGTGTTGGATTTTCTTGTATATATGCCGCTTGCTCAACAATACCTTTGATGTTTGCTAAGTCTCCGCCTACATTTGTGCTTAAAGTTGTGCCTTTATATATTTTAGAAAATCCAGACCATGCAGCCTTAGGTGTAAATTCTGTGGCACTTATTACACTAACAGGTATGTCATTTACATAATTTACAATTACATCTCTTTCTACATCACTGGTATCAGTTCTTGTTTCAGCTAATGCTCCTGTTTTATTACCAGTGGCAAAACTAGGCCCTACAAGAATCCATCCACTACCACTATACAAATATAATTGGCTAGTGCTTGTGTCAACCCAAAGATCGCCTACTGTGCTGTTAATGCTTTCAGGCTCTGCTCCGCTTTTTTTAAGACCTCCGGCAGCAACCCAATTTGTGCCATCATATATTTTTAATTGATCAACATCATTGGTTGTATCATACCATAATTGTCCTTCAACTGGATTTCTTGGTGGATTTACATCAGCAAAATTTTCTAACAGATGTAAAAAATTTGTTAATATAGGTAAACCATAGTCTGTGCTATTTTGAGGAGGTAATTGTAAACTAGTCTCAGTATTCGGACTAGTGCCTTCAACGGTGATGCTACCTTTGTTTGCTGAATCTGTAAACGGAACATTATATGCCATTAAATGTTACCTCCACTCAAACTCTGCACTCTAACTGTATAATCAATTTGTATAAGTCTGTTTAAGGATTTTTGCACAGGATGGAATATAACATGTGTTATAAGTTTTCCTGTGCCAGTTGGTGAATAACTTATCAATCCAAGTTCATCAAAAACAAATTGGTCTTCAGCATTGGCGGCAGTATCGTATGCTGCTTGACCATCTGGCTCACCATAATCTAACAAACATGAAACTAATATGTCAGTATAATTAGTTCCACTTAAATGCCTTGTTTCTATTTTGTTCCTTGTTGGATCAGTGTTGTTTACACTTTGATCATCAACTACTTTTGTATAGGTTTGATTATAAAGGCTTGCATTAGTTCCTGTGCTGTTGGGTGTGAGATACGTAATTATACCAGTAGGATCAACACTTGTGCCTCCATTGCCAAACGCCATTTCATATATAAATCCTTGGCCAGCATTACCGAGGCTTTCTGCCAAAGCAATACTCATGTTTTCATAATGAATAGCATTACGTTTGTTTATAAAGACTTCACCAGATTCTGGGTTGTGTATCTTTATATGTCCTTCAACGTGTATGCCGCTATAATCAGTTTTTTGTTCCATGTTATCTCACCTATACTGTATTTATCGTGGTAGCGATATTGTTTTGTCTCTTATAAATCTTGCGATTTTATTTTGGCTATCACTGAGCGATAGTGAAGTATTTGTATCAACTATATCGTTCCAGAGATTACCATTTTTCTTAACTAGTAATATTTGTTCACCAGTCAACGGTATATTATCAGGGTGTGCATCATCCTGTATATTTAATATTAACAGCGTTTTTGGTTGTCCATCAATATACGCTATTTCCATTGTATATTCAGCTGGCACTATTTCGTCACCGTCTGGAGAATCTAAATCAACTGCTGCATTAAATTTATACCAATTCCTGTCTTTGAGTTTGTTGTTTGGTTCTAGAGGTAAAGGCTTTCTTAATCGTCTTCCACCAACAAAAATATCAACCATACTTGCTGCTATTTCATCAATTAATGTTTCAGACTCAAATGCACTTAAACTGCTTCCTATTTTTGTAACGTATTCGTTTGCAGGAGTATGAAGATCTACATCTAGTAATATTTCTCCTGTGCTACCATCAGCAAAATCTGTTAAATCAGTAATTTGTTGATTTTCTTTATAAGGAATAGTTTCTTCAGGTCCTTGCCCTACAACAGTTGTGCCGCTTTGATGCACAGTTGCAATACCTGTTCCTAATGTTCCTCTACGTAATCCAGATAATGTTGCATTTTCTACAGCATAATATTCAATACGTTCTTTATCAATCCATATTATACCAGGCTGATTTCTATTGCGATCAGGTATTGTAATTCCATCAGCATTTTGTAAAATAATTTGACTATCATAATAATTTAATGGTTGTGCTAATGTATATGTATTTTGATTATTCAAACGCTTGAAGTGGAATCTGTTTAGCATGTCTTTGAATATTCTAAATCCATATTTAGGTGTTGATACACTACCTGCAAAATGCAACACTTCTATTGTGCTGTTTTTGTTTACACGTCTTGCTAATTGGACTCCTGTCTTATCTGCATTTAACACGTAATCAATTTCTGGTGTCAATAATTTGCCATTTTTAACAATCCAAACATAGTTTGTGCTTATAGCAGGCTTGCTTAATTCTAAATATCCTTTAGTTAGATTATTTCTATCTATATAAGCATTTGTTCCTTCTGGAGCATGTGTGGTTGAAAACACAACATCAAAACTTTCTCTTTCAAGTCCAGTGATATCATGATTACTAAATGTATATATTTTAACATCGTGTGTAGATCTAGGAGCATATGCAAAATTTAGCGTGTCGCCCTGTGTGTAATCAAACCCTGTCAATGTTACAGTTTCGTATGTGCTATCATTTCCATAAGTAGCAATTGCTGTAACACGTTGTGGTGTGTCATCGATTGTAAATAGAGCTTCCATATCTCTCAAATATCCATATAATTTTAATGTTACTGAATTTCCATTTACACTTTTTTCTTTGACAATACCTCTAACAGTTGTGCTATCATCTGTCAATGCCAATATTATTTCATCTCCAACTGGAATGCCGTTAGTCCACGCAGGACTTGTTGTTTCAAATGTGATACTCGTATCAGTAAAAGTATATTCCGCATCTCTAATAATATGCACTTCTAATGTATCGCCTACTTCTCCAATTTGGTTAGAAGTTAAAACTATCCTACCAGTTATTGCATCAAAGTCCCAATATTGAGGTGCAAGATAAGTTTCATTAAGGTAAACCAAAATATCTCTTTGGAAAACTTTTGATAAATTTTCAAACTGCCATTTGTCTATTTCATAACTTCTATCAGAAGTTATTATTATTTTTTTCCTATATCCAGGATTTAATATCTTATTGTTGACTTGCACAATTATGTTGTTTGCAATAGGTAATCTATTGTAAGGCAATAATACAGAACCGTTTGGATTTTTCGCTGTTTTAAATTCGTGATAATATTTTACATCGTCAGGAACAAAAGATTCGTCAATTACAATTTGACTAAAATCAGGAGTTGTGTTATTATACACAGTATAATCAAAAATGTCACCTATAGCACTTTGTGTTGTAAGTTCAATTTCTAATGTTCCATTATTATCTTTTGGTTCAGCTAATTCAACATTTCCGTTTCTTGTTACAAATAAACTATATTCTGTGCTGTATTTTATATTTGTATCAAGTCTTGTGGTTTTTTCTGTTGTTACTATTCTGTCACTATCAATTAAATCTAATCCATTGTTATCAATAAGAATAATATTGAGATTTTTATTTGGTTCTATTGCTGTGCTATCTGCAAAAATAAATGTGTTTGTTTTCCAATCAATAGTATATTCAGATTGATCAATAATAACATCGTCTAATTTAGCAATAACATTTGTTTGAGATGCAGCAACTCCACTTAATGGATATTCTAATCTACCATCATCGGTTAGGTAGTTATGAACTGTAATTATACCTTGGCCGTCTTGAACTCTGTTGAAGACTTGTATATCAAGTGCATCGACTAACTGTCCTGGAACTTGCTCTTCTGGACCTTTGCTCGTTGTTGGCGTAACAAACCCATCACCGTCAACAGTTATATCACCTGCTTGCACACCGGTAGCTGTAGAAAGCGCAAAATCGCCGCCTTTTAATTCTATGTCAAAGTTTGTAAAGTCTGGTGTTGTAGTTCCATCACTAGATGCTTTTCTGAATATTACAGTATCGCCTGTTGTGTTTGCAACATACGGAACATCGTCGAGTTCATTGAATTTTTCTAAAATATCGTTTACAACAATACTTGTGGTTATACCGTCACCTGTAATAGGAGATATAACTGCATATGGAACCTTTGGATCTGGAGTAGGCCATGATGAACTGTCTAATCTAATAGGATTTTCACTAGTAGGTGCTAATACACTTTTAAAGTATACATTGTATTCAACATTGGCTTCGAGAGGAAGAGCTAAATCTAAAATATCAGTGCTTCCATCTAAGACAAATATTTCATCATCAAATGTAGTATCATATGTGTCAAAACTATTGGCTCCAAAACCATCGGCATCAAATCCAAGAGTATTGCCAAAACTGATTGTGTCTATCTGAACTCCACCATAATCAATTCCGTCCATTACTTGTGCTAAATCAACACTGCCGTCTTCATTAGTGCCTAAACCAGGCATACCAGTTGTAGGTTTATAAAAATAACTAATCCTATCAGCAGCAGTAAGCATACTTGCGTTTCTATAATAATCAACCAAAATTTCTGCACCCAAAGCAGGTGGTTCAGTAAAGGTAATAGTGCCCAGGTTTCTAGTATAACCTACACTTGTATCTTCTTTGTTTCCTGGGGTGTATTCACTACTTAATGCTTCAACACCATTTACTGTTACAACAACTTTTGATTTTCTTGTGTCAATAGGCCAAGTAAGTGTAAATTCTTCTTGTGCACCAGTTCCTGTAAATGTTTCTGTAGGAACTTGAAGACTTGTGAATACTAAGCTACCACTTACACGGTCAAACTTCATTAACATATGTGTGGCTTTTGCTTTACCATTTCCAAGTATAACAATTGCTTTTGCTGGTGTAGAGTCTTCGTCTTGACTTCCATCAAATGTAATTGTAGGAGCTGTAATGTATCTAGCATTACTTGTATTAATTTCTATTGAATTTACCTTGGTTCCTGCAAGAGATGCTGTCCCTTTTAGTGTAGGACCTCCGCCGCCGCTGATTGTAACGTTAGGACCGTCTGTCCATCCACTACCACCGTCGTAAATTTTAATTTCTTTGATTTCAAAACCAACATTATCTAACCAATGTTTCTGAGGATAAGTTTGAACAAAAGGACTATATGTCTGAACTTCGCTATTAAATACACTTGTTCTTTCAGCAACAATACGTCCTTCAACTGCATCATAACGTGGCTGTAGGTCAAAATCTGTGACGCTTGTTTGAGAAGGTTCAGTTTTTTGGTAACTGCTAACATATTCTCTAATTTTGGTTTTGTAAGGTTTAACTTCGTTTACATAATCTTGATAATTTGATAAATTATCATTTTTAAATGTTATTTTCTGTTCTAATTCGCCAACGTTGTGTTGTGCTTTAACAAAGCTGGTTTTGAATATCCAATCAATATTAACCTGTTCTGATAATGCATATCTTACACTTGCAAAGAATAATTTATTCCATTCAACTTCTAATTGATCAACAAATATTTGATTTTGTAATGATTCCATAATTATACGAACTTCATTAACTGGTTCTCTATCATACAAATAAGAATCAAATACTTGATTATCAAAACCGCTTGATACATTTTGATATAACAATTTACTGAATTCTATTGTTCCGTTTTGTCTACCAATTACTTTATAATTTACAGTATAATCTACTTCTGGCTGATTATCTATTTTTTCTAGTAGAAGCCAACCGCCTGAACCTATATTTTCGATTTTAACAATTTCACCAATAAGGTCATTTGTTGCTTCAAGAGCATAGCTGCCTGGGACTAAATGATTTATAGCTGTTGTTTCATCATATCCATCTACATAATAATCTACATATTGCCAATACAGAGTTGTGTCATATGATTGTATTCTTTCAACACTCCATTCTCGTTGTGCAGGTGTATAATTGTATAAACTCCAAAATCCGCCTATAGTGCTATCGTTTTCTACTAGGACAGTAAAACGTCTTACAATACAAATTGTATCGGCACCATAATTTTTACCTTCATTCAAAACTACTGCACTAGTTACTTGTCCTATATTATTAATATACAATTGTATTTTTGCACCAGTTCCTGTGCCTCTAATGTCAACTGTTGGACCTTTTCTTACACTACCAGAAACATAACTAGTGTCAATATATCCTCTACCAGGATTAGTAATTGTAACACTTTTTATTCTACCGTCAATAACTGTAGGCGACAAAGTAGCAGTTTCAATTTTAGCAACTGCAACAAATCTTAAAAGATTTTCACTTGCAATTTTTACATCATAATCATTACTGTATATGCTAGGCAAAGGATCAACTTTTTGTAATCCACTGATGTCAAAATCATCAACAATTAAATTTTCCGCTAATACACCGTTGACCCTTTCAACTATTTGTTTTAAGGCTTCAGTTTTATTAATAAACATACTTTGATTAGGTGTGTTTAAAACACCATATCTACGTGGTATGCTTATATCTATATCAGGTATTTGGTTACTGTTTTTATCATAACCAACTAAACTGTCTATCCATTTTTGCACAATATCTGCATTTGGTTTACTTGAAGGCACACCTTCAGTTAGAAGCTGATATTCACTATGAATGTTGTTTTCAGTTTCAAACTTTTTCCATTCAATATGCAGAACTATATTTTCATCCTTGACTAGATTTCTTACGTTATAAAGTCCAAATTTGTTGTTTTCATAGAACGCAACAAATCTGTATCCTTGCCCTGCAGGATCTTGTATAAGAAGTGTAACATCAAATGCACTAATTGATCTTGATTCAATTGAAGGCAATGTTTTTTTATTTTTTACCCAATAATAATATTTGTTTGCAAACGTTCCTGTAACAGGATCATAAATGTTTGCTATTACATAACTATCGTCACCATACTTAGATGTTCCGCTAATGCCATCGGCTAAACCTTCTACAGTGTCTGCAATATCATCCCATTCTGTTGGAAGTAAATCACTTTCAACCCATTCATAGACATCTACTTCAAAACTAGGTAATGGTGTATTCCAGTTATTAGTTTTATATTCTAATCCACGTTGTCTTGTATTAAACCACTTAATAGTGCTTAAATCCCACCACAGTTTTCCTATATAACTACTGTCCCAAGGTGTTTTGTTTCCTGTATTTGTGCTGCCTATATTATAAACAGCAGGATCATAATATAGTTTATATGACAATTCTTGTTCTGCAGGTCCTGCAATTTTTCCCTGCACAGGGTCGATATAATCTAGATATGTTACAAGATCTCCATTGGTTTTATCGTATAAGAAAACATTTTTAATTTTTGTTAAATCAACAAAATCTTGAACTAAACTGTTTGATGTCCATGAGTTTGTATTTTTGTCAGATCTAAAATCTACAACAAAACCAGTATTTGTTCCAACACCTGCATCGTTTGTAAACAACGAACCAGGCTGTCCAACAATAATATGATTATCAATTAGTTTTAATGTTGGTTCAACTGCTTTTGTTGTGTCTCTAAAATAGCGCATTTTTTCTGCATATATCCAAGTATCATTATAATTTTCAAAAATGTATACTTGTCCATTATCTCTTACAGTGTCTGTAATTGTTGTAGCACTATTATCAAATTGTGTTGTGTTGCTATCAAATGTAACTTGAGAAATATTATCTCCGTTTATACTCATAATACCTAATTTATTATTTGCAAAATCGATACTATATCCAAACGCTTCATTTGCATCACCTTTTGGTGAAAATAATTCTTGTTGAAAACTATATTCAGGATTATCACTATCAAAGTTATATCTAAAAATATAAACTTTTCCGTTGTTTAATCCAGTAACATCACTACCTATAGCACCAACTGCTATATCTTTTCCATCATCAGAAACAGCAAGAGCTTGTCCAAAATCTTCTTCTAATTTTATATCGCCATCAATATTGGATTCATATATGTAACGGCCTTGATTATCATTATATCTGTATACACTTATACGATTAATTTCTGTAAGATCCAAATAACCTGATATAGCTAATACACTGCCATCTTTACTAACGTCAAAACTTTTACCAATTTCAACAGCAGTTCCTAAACCAACACTGTCACTTTCAACTGCTGTAACATCTCCAAAGTTAGGCACAAACCCTACATAATCAACATATTGATCTAATGCTTCCCAATCTGATGAGCTGCCAGGTAAAACACCACTACTTGCAAAAATATTAGTTGTAGCTCTATACAAAATATAATCGGCAAATACTATCTCATTTTGATAATAATTTTTCAAAGGATCAAAAGTGCCTTTGTAATTTTGATCTCTAGTATAGTTGAAAAAATTAACATTTGCTAAACTATTTTCTATAAAATAGATTCTGCCGTTATCTGCTAAACTTCTTATGTAGAACCTATGAACTAAATCGTTAGTAAATGCCGATTTAATAGCAATACCAAATTGTTCATTATCTCTAGCTACAGGAGATAAGATTGTGGTTTCTAATTTATATGTTGTTACATCTTTTTTGTAAACATGGATAACACCTTGATTGCTATAACCGCTTAGATTTCCTGTGGGATCTGCTTCAAGAACATCAACCAATTCCCAATCTTGAGATAATGTTCCTATTGTGCTATCCGCAATACCAGCCGGTGTGTCTCTAACAGCTCTCCATAGTGTTCCTCTATCGCTTACAATATCATATTGTAAATAACTTGCTGTGCCGTCAAATTCTCCAACATACTTACTGCGAACATCACTTGCTAACGGCGCACCAACTAAAATGTATTGTCCATTTTGAGTTACATCAACTGATGTTCCAAACCCAGAACCGGTGTCATATAAAACACCTGTAGAAATTAAACCAGAATTAGTTGTGTGTGAACCCATTGCTGAAGTATCAACAGGAGAAGTAAGATCTTTATCATTATAGATACTAAATGATGTAGAAGTCAAAATAGAAACATAATAGTAATTGTCGTTTAAAGCAGTAAGTCCTTCTGCGTTTCTGATTTGTATTCTTTCACTTTCTCTTAAACCATGCGGACCTGAAGTAGTAATTTCACCTGGATTGCTATTCACAATTCCTACAATACCTACTGATGAAATTGCTTCTGGTTCTAGTGTTTGTAATAATGTGTATTCTAATGCTTCACTTAATCTTGAATAAACGGCTACTTTACCATTCAAGCCAACATCAGGCATACCAACTGCTAATACTTGATTGCTGCCGCTTGCAGCAAAAGCTGTGCCATATCCTACATCGTTAAGGCCTTCTTCGTTTGGTATTTCTGCTTGTAGATTAAATATTTTTGTATTTGAAATAACTTCGCTTTTTTCGGCTCCGTTATTGTCTATCCATAAATTATCATTGTCATTGATATCGTAGTCTATTAGTAAAGCGTTCACATCGGTGATATTTGCTATTCTGCGACTGTTCAGCTGACTTACTATTCCAAGAGTGCTATCGCTTAAATCAATTTCATCATCGCCGATGTCTTTGTTAGAATAAAATTCTACAACATTTAATGATACATCTCTAGCTGTCCAAAATCCATTTACATCCTCGTTTATATTGTTAATACCGATTATTTCACCAGTTGTAAATGGCACAGCTCTATCAAATATTGCTGTGAATCCTAAATCTGTTTTTATAATTTTGTTTATACGTGCAGGTGATTGAATATGCTTGTAAACATTCCAACTCTGTTGAACTTCAGGCACCCAAATATATGTGTCTAGGTTAACTGAATTAATATCAAAACTTAGAACATCTTTTAAACTACGTGCAATAAAATTAACTTGATCTAATGCTACATATCCGCCAGTCTTTGTATATTCTTCTAAACTAGAATTAGTTGGAAATGGTGCATGATCATAATCTTGGTTTTGCAAGTAAACTTTATTTTTAGGATATTGGTAAACAAGGTCTGTTCGGCTAATATCAACAGTGTTTACAAGTTCAACAGTTTGAGGTTCAATCCTAAATTGTTTTTCGTCTAGTTGATATTCAACTTCGTCAAAACTATCTGTCGCACCATACTGTCCTAAACGTATTGCCCATTCTTCATAAAATTCAAGACTGTCTTTGTCTGCACTGCCTAACTTGTCAAATAGTTTTGTTAGTGCATTTTTTGTGCCTTTGTCTTGTAACATTCCTTGATAGAATTTGTATTGTGCAACATCATCATTGATTATGTTTTCTAAATATTGACGTTTTTGATAGCCTATCAAATGCTGTGCTAAACGTTGCTGTTCGCTGTCAAAATTATCAGTATCTAAATCATAAAAATCAGTGAACTGATTTGCTCTATAATCCCAGTTAGGCATCAAAGAACTTTCAGGACGTTTTGGCAACACATTCCAGTTGTTAAAATCAAATTCTTCTGTGCCTGTATGTGTTACAGTAGCAGTATAATAAAATTGTTTATATTTTACTAGTTCGCCAATGTAATAATCTTTCCAAGATTCCCATTCTGTGACAAGTGCTTCATCATATGTGAAGCCTGGAATATTTAGACTACCGTTCCACCCGTCGGTTCTATATCCTACAATCTTTATACGCTCTTGTCTATAGCCTGGCTCAGGATCATATATTGTATCATTGAATACCGTGGTATTATCAATTAGCACAACATGCTCTTTTTGAACAAGCGGAAGTTTAACAAAGAATATGCCTTGAGCTGTTGATTTTGGAGTAATACCAAATTGGTTTGTATTGTCTCTAATTATGTTAGTAAAGCTACTTCTCAGTTTTGAAGTATCGGCTTGTAAAACATCCAGACCATAAAAATTGTCAAAGATATTATCTACAACAAAATAATCTTTAGAAAATTTAAGTTGGTTAGCTGCGGGACTTAATACGATTACACTTGCTTCTGCCCAATTTTGTGTTGTCCAAAACAAATATTCTTTTATAGCTAACCTAAAATCTTCAATACTTTCAGTTTCTCTATTATTATAATCAAAAACAAATCCTTGTTCTTTTAAATATTTTTCATAACCTAAAATAAAATCAACGACTTCTTGTATCTTTGTATATACAGTGCCATAATCAACAACAGAAGGAACAGACTGATATCTTTTTCTAATTAAAGCAGTAGCACCACCTGTAATAGGCAACTCGTTTAATTGTGTATACAAAGTGTTGTCAAAATTTGTTCCGGTTGTGTGTGTTTCATTTATCCTGTAGAATCTATTATTGTATTTTACAATTTTTCCTGCGACAAGTTGTTTGCCTTCATCCCAGGTTATAAAACTATCACTGATGCCGCCAACGTTGATTGCAATATCGTTTGCGCTTTCAAAAGGTTTATAGATTGTAAAGAATGGATCTTCTTTATCATATCCAGAAACTTTAAATCCTCTATCTACTTTTTCAATTACTATTCCACTATAAGAAATGAGATTTTGCGCACTACTTGTGTTTAGGAAAATTTGATAATTTTCCTGAGGAATAAAAACATTACCTTGATTTAAAGGTGTCCTACTGTCTAATACTAGTTTTAATTTGTCTTTATCTGCAAATCCTGCTAATTTAATTCCCATTTGTGAGTTTAAATTTTGTAAATTATCAATATATTTTTCATAATTTGCATTGATATTGTTTTGTAAATAATTTTCTATATAATTTACTAAACCCAATGTTTGATTAACTAAATTATTTGTTTTAGTTTTAGGAAAAACTAGATCAACTGAACGAATTGCTTTTTTGTTATTGTAAACATAATTACCAGCAAGATTCCTACTAGTTCTAGATCTATCAAATGCAATTGCAAAAACTTGTGCAGGTCTATTTACAATCATAGCTAGTAATAAACTAAAAGCATAATCACTACTACGTCTCCATGCTGTTTCAATAGGTGCTTCATCTCCAAATTTAAATAAAACATTAGACATAGTTGTGTAGCTAAAATCTTTAGCATACCCGCTGGCTAGTGGATCTAATAATTGTCCATATTCGTTTACGGGCAAATGACTTGTCAAGCCTGGACGCACATATTTTTTTGCAACAATAAGTGGTTTGCCTGGTTCTTTAATATAACCATTTTCAATGTCTTTCCACATTATCAAATTATCTTTTGTATAAGGTGCTGGACCGTATTTGGTTTCCCACCATGTAGGCTTAACACTAAATCCTAGCATTTCCCATGGAGTTGTATGAGGTGTGTCAGTTTCGTATGCCATTTTGTATACTGCACGCCAATACCCTGGTAGTTGTTCACCAGTAGGACTTACACTCCTGCTGTAATTGTAAGTAAAACCATCACCTCGTGTTACAAAATCATTTTCAGTATAATCAGGATTTCCTACCAATGGTAACCAAGAAATAAAGTCACTTATTAATATTTTGTCTAATGATTTTTTTGTAACATTACTATTGCGATAATTGCCTTCTATGTAATCATGTATATTTAAAATAGACTTATCATAATCAATTTTTAAATTATTATAAATTCTTTTTTCTAATTCTAAAAGTAGATCATCTCTATAATCATTATAGGCAACAGATTTACTACCATCGTGACCTATTATTATATTGGTATTTGAAGAATATGTATTATCTACTTGCAATGACGGAACATACGAAGGATAAATTCCTATTTTTGTTGGAGTCGGAGGAACAAAACTACCTTCAGTATTTTCATACTCATAAATTTTAATTACATCGTCATTTTGCATTGTCGCTGTAATATCTACAAATCCGTTATCGGTAAAAGTATAATCAAGTCCATAAACTAATTGTGTATCGTTAATGTAAACATACACAGCTTTTCTACTTAATTGTTTTACATTGAATATTTTTGATAAAGCATAATATGTATTTCTGCTATCTAAAACTTTATATTCAAGTAGTTTAGCACCACCAAATCCTAACATATCAGTGCTGTAAAATGGCATATTTTTTGACTTGTTTTTTGTCAATTCTTGCATAATTAAATCAACATGATCTTTTATAGGTCCTACAAAAGAACTATTGGTTGCTGCTTTTAAAAATTCCCTTTTGAATTTGCTGTATTCTGTTTTTGCTAACCTAATAGCTTTTACTATATTTGCATTTTTATCTGTTAAATGATAAAGAGGTAAGTTTATAGGTCCGCTGTGTTGTAAGAACTTGCGTCCATATTTTGATACTATACCCAAATCTCTAAGATTACTACGTCCTGGTTGCATACCAGAAAATTCTGGTATTTCAGCAATCATGCCTTCAACATGATCATTTACTTGACCAAGTGTAAATTCTGTAATATTATTGTTTAGTGGGTTGCGTTCTAAATTGTAGGGTATTTCATAATATCCAACATCTGTTTTTTCTGCACTGCTTTTTGTTTTAATAATAATAACATCATCTGTAGATAATTCTTCAACTAGATTAATTTTTCTTACAGACAAGTCATCTACAAAATTCCAATCAATGCCTTGTATTAAAAATTTGTTGTTAACAAATACCTTACAAACCAAGTCTGTTAGATTTGCACTATTTTTATATACATCAATAGGAAAGCGATTTGTTATATCATCGCCAGTGTATTTTCTAATCACATATTGACTGCTTAATTCATTTGCTTTTGTCCAACCGTTGCAATAGTATGTGGAACCGTTTTTAATTTTCTTTAAAAATAATTCTTCACTTGCAGTTGTAAAAATAGTATTATTTGTTTCATACTCGTAGCTTTGAGTAAGCAAAGGAAAATCAAATACTATATCACCTACATTGTTAATATTTTTGTAAGATAATGGAAATCCTAATTCTGTGTCATTTGCACCGGTGCCAACTCTATATGCAAAAATCCTGTTACCATTAAAACTGTTTGCTGGATAATAATCTGTGTCACCTACGCTATATCCATTGCTATCAAATAAATCAAATTTTGGTGCTTGGTTTAAGGCTGTTTTATCTTGCGCAGATTGCCATTCTGTTCCGTTATACCAAAACATCTTACCAGCATTTTTGTTACCATCTTTAACTAAAACTGTTTGGTCTAATAAAGGATCAGTGTCTTCAGTTTCAATTAAACTAATTTGAGTTGTATTAGTATGTGTAATAAATTTAACTTCATAAATTTTGCCGTTTACTAAAGTATCAGGATCTGCTGTAAACAAAATACGCATACCCTCTACAATATCTATGCCATCGATATTGTATCCTGCTTGTCCTTCTATATTACTAAAAACATCTTTAGTATAGGTATCAACAAGATCAACATTCTTCTTTGCTGTTGATCCATGATTATACAAACGTATGTTTGCTTCAAATTCTATAATAGGACGTTTTGCTCTAAACGACTCGTCTAGGCCTGCATCTTGATTGTTAATTTGTGCAGCTAATTCTATTACATCTTTGTGGAACCAACGGTTATATCTTGCCCAACCATTTCTGCTTTCATCTGCTCTGTTAATACAGATATAATCTTTTGTTCCTGCAAAACTTTTTGCATCGCCAAAAGGAACTCTGTCAAAGCCGTTTGTATCAAATGGTATAAGTGTATCTTGTGTGAATATAGCAGGAACAGCTAAGTCTGTCAATGGAATAAGTTTTATGCCTTCGCCTACACCTTCAACATAAAATAATCCTTCAGCATATTCTGCTGGAGTAACATTGCCTTGGAAATACACTTTCATACCATTTGTGAAATTCCAACCGTTACTTGTTGTATAAGTTTTTTTACCAAGTATTTCTGCTGCGACATCAATTTCTGTGTTTGCTTCTATATCGTAGATATTAAATACTCCACTAGTATTGATATCATTTTGACTTATATAGTATAATGTTTCAGGGGCGTTCATCGGAACAGTAAATTCAAGAATGCCTTTTTCAATAAAGCCTTCTCGAATAGCATATTCTCTGTCTTTCAGCTCTCCTGTATCTTCTGGGATAATTTCAATACCATCCTCGTATAATGTAGTAATAAGACTACTGTCAATAACATCAACAGCAGGCTGGAAAGCACGACTGATTGCAATACTAATAGGATGTCCTGGGCAATCCACTTCAAATCTATATGTTTGACCTCTAAATAATTTTATTGTTGGATTTCTTGTTAATCCATTTGGTGTTAAAAGGAAAGCAGTGTTATCGTCATCAGTGACAGTTGATATTGTATATGTGCTACGGACTTCTAAACTTTGTCCTACTACAGGAACTTCTTGTGGTCCATTTGGTAACCAATAATATTCACGGAAGTTTGTAAATTTATCCCAATCAACATGGGGATCCCAAGAATAAAATTCTTGACTGTTTAATTTACTGTGATCTTTTGTTGTAGATCTAAAAGCAGTTAGTTGTCCAATATAATCATTATAATCTTTATAAAAGTCAACATTACCAATATTGTCTTTAATTACAACAGCAGGTTCCAGCTGATAATTTTCTCTGTTTGCACTTATTTCTGGCAAGTAGGTGTCAGTAGCTTTCACAGCCTTTGCTTCTCTACGTCCGGCAAAAGCATTAATTTTTTCTACAACTCCCGGAGAAGTAACTTGATCAAGAGTGCTGCCTAAGAATTTTTTGTTAGCATCGCTTCTAAAATATCTTGGTAAAAAATTAGCACTTTTTTGATTACTGGAATCGCCAACTGGCAAAGGGTATTCGTTTTGCTCGTCGTTATATGACATTAATAATCGCCTCCAATAATAATTGTGCTTGCTGATTCACTACTTTGAACTCCTGTGTTGAGAACCTCATCACTGGTTACTACATTTCCGGCTGCTTTCAATCTACTTGCTGTTATAGCATCAATAATTTCTACATCTTCGACTGTTGCCGAGCTAATGAATATTTCATCGTTTTCACTTTTGATTTCATACATACTACCAAAACTTTGCGATTCTTGTCTTGGAACTAGAACTATACTACTAAGATCAGGCGCAGTTTGTTTTACAATATATGCAGCTAATTCACTGAAATAAAATGTTTCTCCAAAATCCCAGTTTTCTAAAGAGAAATACTCATTTATTGCTTCAATTACCCTTGCTTTAATATCGTTATCATTTACTACCTTTGTAGGATTTTTTACAATTTTAAATACTGCTTGCAAATTACTACTCGCTTTACTACCAAACAACGGTTTATATTTTACTGGGTGATAAATTACTTCGTCGCTGATACTTTTAATTTGAGCAATGTCTGCTCCATAACTTTGAAATAAACTATCGCTACTAGGAGGTAATACCACATCGGTAATTTCTCCATTTAATGATTTCCTATAGTTTGTATCATAAGACTTAGTTAATATATAAACATCCATAATATTTGAACTACTTGGGTCTATTCTGCGATTTTCGTTAGCAGCATGACTATATCCAAATTTTATGTTATCTCTACCTGTATAAACTTTGTAATTTGTGTTTAACTCAAATTGATTAGATGTTAGATTTACTGTATAAAAAATATCTTTTTTCCAATTATATATTATGGTGCCATCAGCATATGATGTAATAGCATTAGGATCTCCTAATGCTGGAACAACTATATTTTCAGATTCAGCATTAATATAATCATAAACTTCGGTGCCATTTCTAGTATATTTTTTAGCAAATATATATTTTGTGGTAGGAGATACAGTTGGTTGAATTATATTTCTAAAAGTATCAGGGTCATCAACAACTCCGTCATCGTCGCTATCAAAAAATCCAACTTCAAGTTTTTTGTTATCAATATAGCCGTCGGCATCTCTATATTCTTTAACAACTTGCCAAGGCCAATCTACTGTAAATGCATTTAAACTGTCAGGCTGATTGTTGTTACTCAACACAGTTATCGAATCTTTAACAATTTTTCCTGTTTTACTATCATATATCCTATCCGTGCTATCATGATAAAAACGTATCTGATCGTCACTTTCAAAAACATATCGATACGAACGTGTTGTCATTGTATACTTTTCGCCATTGGTTTCGAACAGCAAAAGCCAACTTGCATCTAATTGTTGATTAGTATTATCACCTTGTTTACCTAAACTAAAATCGCTATTTGCATTTAAATTTGTATTTAAAACTAGTTTCCATTGTCTAGCATCAACATCGTATCTCAATCCAAATGTTTTGTATGCAAAAACTTGATCAACAAGTTGCACTGTAACATCACCTGTCAATGCTCCAACAATAGGAGAAATAATTTCAGCAACAGTTACACCATTTGGAATTACGTCATTGAACACTATAGGACCTAGTCCAGTATCGGCATCAATTACTGTGCCATCTTCGTCAACACTTATCACCTTGCTCCAAATATAAGTTCTATCACCAGCAACACTTGGGGTGCCTTCTTTCAGTGCATTATCTTTGTCGAAGTAAAAACCTGCTGGAGGAGCAAATTTAATCAATGCTTCAGGTTCGATGTATTTTGGCAAACCTTGTGTAAATGAACTAACAACAACAGGTAAGGTATATAGGTCAGTAAAATATCCTGTAGAAATATTTGTTCCTGTTGTTGTTTGATTCCATGTTATGTTTAAATTTGCAATACTTGTATTTCTTGGAAATTTTTCGTAATAATAATTTTTAATGTTTGCAGTTTTAATTTTTGGAATTATTAAATTATTAATAGCTGCTTCAATATCAGTTTTTGTAGCAAATTCAAAACTATCTAGTTCGTTAAATTCTTCAGCAAATAAAACACCATCATTTCCATACATCAACGTATTGCTGTATTTTCCTGTTGCATCTCTTAAATCATAATATCTGCTTATACCACTACTGGTGCGGTTTATTGCTTTTGTTTTAATTATTTGTTGATTAATACCTAATGTTCCGATATTATAATCTTCACCTGTAATTAATCTGTTTTGTGTATAATATGTGCTAGGTGCAACACTTTTAATACTTTCATTTGTTTCGCTTGTTGAACTATTTTCAACAACACTTTTTAGTTCTAATACTAAATTAAGTGTTTGTTCTTTGTTGCTTCTATCTACATATGGAATTTGAACATTTATACCAATTAGATCAGATGGATTAATTCTAAAATCTAAATTTTTACTTGTTCTGTAATATACCTTAAAACTACCTTTTGGAATATTTCCAAAAACACCATCAGCAAATATTAGACTAATTCTATCTTCTATTCTTGTTTGAATTGCATATATGTCACGTATACCTTTAGAGACACTGTTATAAATTACATTATTACCTTCTACAGCATCAACTTTTGTCCACAACGATTCTTCATTGTTTTGTTTATCTAATTTATAAAGCCATACATCGCTATCATTTATGTTATCTGTGTCAATGTTTACCACAGTGTTTGGTGCATTATTTGTAATTGCAAAAGTATTATTTTTTAAAACACCTTGCCTAAAATGCATAAAAAATCCGCTATTATTAGATCCAGCACCTTGACCGTTATCTCTATAAACAAAAGCCATTTTGTTACCAGGTAACGGATCTTCTTCTACCAAAGAATTAGTATCAGTATCAATACCGGTGCTAACAATTTCAAATTGAGTGCTCACACTGTTAATTTGCTTGCTAAATGTAAAGCTAGGAATATCAGTGTTTATTCCATTAAATCTATATTGCTCTGTAACAACACCGTTTATAGTTGCTTTTTTGATAGGACGTCCAAAAGCAGTATTAACTGGTAATGCTGCGTTTAATATTTTTATAAATTGTTCATACCAATTTGGATTAGTCCCGTCGTTCCAAATAATACTTTGGTTTGCAAGGTTATTTCCGTTACTATCTACAACATCTTCGGTTGAGCTAATACTCTCAATTTTTAATAATCCATTTGCTGCTTGGTTTCTTTTTGGATTATAACTAATTAAACGAGCTAAACGGAGAATACTTTCTCTACGTTCAGCAATTTCTATAAAGTTTTCTCGTGCGTTTAGGTCAGTGCGGAAAGCAAGGTTTTGTCCAAGGAAAGCAATAAGGTCAATCAGTGCAAGATATTCACTGCTTTCAATATAGTCGTTAAAATCTTCAGGATAATTTTGACGTATATAACTAATCATTGTTCGACGTAGGTTGTCGAAATCATAACTTTGAAAATCAGCGTATTTAAAACTCTGATATATCGTTTTCCAATCTTCTGCTAAGAGAAGTCTATTTTGACGTTCTGTACTTGACATTTTGCACTGTCCTCGCTTTGTAATATTTATGTGATTTAATTAAGTGCGCACTTAAATTAGTCCGGCACTTTGATCAAATTTCAATCGCATAGTTTCACTTATACTGTATGTTAAGTAAGTTAGCGAGCAATCAATTTGAATGCCACTTTCATATGAATCTACAGTTACACTATCTACGCTTACACGAGGATCATAATTTATTATTTCTGTGACATTTTGTATAATAGCGTCTCTTAACCCATCAGTAAGAGGTTCAAATAAAATGTCCCAAATAATTGTTCCAAATGTAGGATTTTCGAGTTTTTCTCCCTGGCGTATATGAAAATGATTTACAATATCTTGCTTTATCAAACTAATATCGTAGAGATTGAAGCTGCCTGTATTTGGGTTAACTGTGCTTATACCTCTATACTTTTTACTTGTCACAGGTGTATCGTCGTCGTTTGCCGCTCTTACTGTGATATTTTTATATAATGGTTTGTCGTTAGTAGCCATAACGTATTTACCTTACAGTCCTTTTGCGGTATACCGACTCTTACTGCTGCGATAGAACAATAAGAATCTGTCTGCAAGTGATTTGATTAACTTGGCATCGGTGTTTTTAATTTCAAGAACAAATGCTTTTGTTTCTGGCGAAACTAATTGCTCAAATTCAATGTATTCTCTATATGCTTGATTGGCAAGTATTTGTGCATCGCCTCCGTAGGATGCAAATTTACCATTTAAAATTCTGGCATAGGTTTCATAACTTTGTAATTGTATACTATTTAGGTTATCAACAAATGTATTTGTAGTTGGCGTAATTGCACCATTGGTTATTACTTGTGTCTTTTGAATATTTGATTCTGCTCTTTCTGGATTTCTATTCATTTGGAAATCACCGTCGTCATTTCTTCTAATATTCTTTTCCATTTCTTTAGCTGCTTTTGTTGCAGCACTGGCAATATTTGCAAATCTTGGATCTCTAGTTTCAGGAAATGTTTTTCTATCAACTTCTTTTGCAGTAGATGCAATTTGCCTTAGTTGGGCAGCAGGATTATCTGCCATTGTTAAAGAAGCAACTACGGTTCCTGCTATAGCCGGAGATATTTTTGGCAATCCGATGTTTGTTTTGTTTAACAAAGCAGCACCAGTGGCTGCTATAGCACCATTTACACCTGCTTGCACACCTTGTGGTAAATTATCAAAGCCTTTACTAATATTTCCGGCAAAATCTCCGATTGCATTTGTCATATTACTTAAAACAGGACCTACACCTGGTATGCTTTTTATAGCATTTCCTAATCCAGTCATAATACCATTTGCTGCATCACCTAATGCATTTGCTAATCCACCTAGTGCTTTTCCTAGTCCTTCACTGAGCCCGTTCATTAGTCCACCTAACGCACCACTAAGAGCTGTGCTGCTCATTAATTGCTGCATTGCGCCGCCAAGTAATCCGCCTATTCCTTGAGCAAGACTACTTAAACTTCCTTGTAGTCCTTGTAAAAAGCTATCAACTGTAATTTCAACATCTGCTTGTGTAGGATCTTGTATGCTGGTTCTTGCAGCAGCAGGCGAATCTGTAGGTATTGTTCCTGATCGTGTAACACCTGCTCTTGCTGCGGCTGCTGCTCCACCACTTGCACCGCTTATACTGCTGCCACCTAAGGCAGGAAGTCCTGGAACTGCTGGTAAATTTACACCTAATTGTCCTGCAACACTATTCAATTGATCGGCTATGCCGCTTTGAGCTATAGCTGCATTCAAAGCACTGTTCAATCCACCTTCAATAGCACCTTTTAATCCACCATTTAATGCACCTGCTATACCGCCAACTATTAAATTATCTTTGATAGACAACGAAACACTAATGTCTTGCACAGCAGATGATATACTTGCTACAGTTGCACCACTAACAAATTTATTTGCTGCACCTGCTTGACTTATTCCATTGGCTGTAACTGCCCATGTGCGAGAAATATCTTCAGCAAACCCTGGTAAATCACCTTCAACCAATCTCCGTTGTGCATCAAGAGCTCTACTTTGCAAATATTGCTGCGGTGTTGTTTTATCTGATACTACTGCCCCCGTCATAGTTTTACTCCTTGCCCAAGTCGTTCATTATTGTTCTGTCAGTTTGCACAGTCCTATCTTCAGGATGTATATCTTGGCTTTCTGTTACATTTACTGAATCTGTTTTTTCTGGTTCTACTTCAGGTGGATTCCAGTTTTCATGTCCATTCCAAGGTTCATGTTGTGGAACACGTTGTGGAAAATGTGCTTTTAGTGCTGCTTCTGCTGCATTACCGCCATTAAGTTGAACATCAGGTCCACCATCAATCCACACTGTGCCGCCTGCTGTTACAATAGTGTCCTCTCCACTAAGTGTTTGCAAGGAAACACCAGCGTGTATTTTGCCGTCTACACCAACTTTTACTTCTAAGTTTTGTCCAGCTGATTGAAATATCGATTCATTAACAATCATATTAATGTTTCTACCAGCTTCAAAATTAATATCTCTATCTGCAACAAAATTCATGTCAACTTCAGTATGAAAACTTATGCTGTCTTGTGCATAAACATCAAGTTTACCATTGCTAGACATTTCTAGCCAACATGTTCCTCTGCTGTTGTTGATATAAATTAGATCTTCACTGGTGTGCATTAATATTTGTGCGCCAGTTCTAGTGCGTAAACGTATTAATTCGTTGTGTGGCCTTGTTACATCTCCACCTTTACCGCTTGCTTCTTTGTTAACATACTCATAAGGTGTATCTTCAGGTGATCCTTTGCGTATTAATTTGTCATCTCCATCATCAATAACAAAACTGCTACTGCCTAAACGACTTGTATGCACTGTTGCTTGGCTTTCCTTTAAGCCAATCTTGCCTTGTGGTGATCCGCCACGTTTGTCTACAGGCCCTGGTGAGCTAATACCTATTACTGCACTAGGAAATTCACGTTGCGCACTACTAGAAGTAATTCCTCTTATGTCATCTTCTACTAATCCTTGCTCTAAAAGCTGATTCACAAAATCATCATTAATAGGACGTTTGTATTTTATAACATTATTGGTTTGAGGCTTTGTAGTTGACTTGTTATATTCGCCTGCAGGCAATCTTTTGCCTTTTAAATCGCTAGGAACTTGTCCTGTAAGTTGTTCTGTTGCTGGTTGTCCTCCTGGAACCATATATGTCATGCCTTTTTCAGGCACACAAGCAAACCAATATCCAAATTCCCTAGTTCCTTCAACAAATGTCACAAGAACCAAGCTGCCAGGGTCAGGAGGAATAGCCCAAAAGCCATAGCTTTTCTGTGTATCACTGTATTTGTCATTTTTACCAATATTTGCACTCTGTGTTATACCGTAAAACGGACTTGCATAGTAAACTATAGTAGTTTGACCTAATGTTTCGCCTATATTACCTGCTTCTGTAGTTTTTAAAAGCTCAACTTCTAAGCCTCCTAGATAATAAGGATCTGCATGTTTAATAACACGGGCTAGATAAGGTCCAGGATTACGCTCTTGCACTCCTTGGTCTGCTGTGCGTTGATGTTCTGTTTTACCTGCTGTATCTACCATTATCCTGCTCCATAGGGACTATAAACTTGTTGTTCAGGTGATGCATCTTTTACTTTTACAGCTTTGTCTTGTGCTGCAACTTGTTTTATATCACGTTCTTGGTTGCGTCTACGTAATAGTGTTAATCTTTGTGTAAAACGTCCATTTTTAAAATTATTTACAGCACTAACAACCCTATACAATCCACTAAATGCATCTACAGGAACTGTATCTTCTGGAAAATCCATTGTTCCAGTATTTTCGTTATAATCAACTGGTGTTCTAAAGTTTACAACAATGTCAACTTCACCTCTTTGATATTCTATATCCCCGTTTTCTGTTTCATTTTGATCAATATCTTTTGCAGTATAATTTCCCATACCGCTATCAAACACATAATAAGGATCGCCAAGTATTTCAAGTTCTAAACTTACTAAATCTACATTGCTATTAATAATTATGTCATGAAACATACGTGCTGTTCTAATTTTATTGTTATCAATGCCGGCACCACCGCCACCTTGAGTGCTAGAACGCAATTGATCTACCATCAAAACCTGTCCTGATGAACTTATTGCGCTAGTTGGTTCATTTAATGTCAATTGTCCATCTTTATCTTGGACTACTTTCATTTGTGAGCCACCTGTTTTGAAACTTACATTGTTTTGACCTTGATCCGCCATTGTCGCTGTAAAAAATGCAGCATTGATATTAATATCAAAACTAAGAATATCTTTACTTTCTCCAGTGTAGATATAATTGTATTCTTTTACTACCTTATCTTGCAATGCATTGTAGTTTAACCCAGGATCAGTTGGTTTTTGAAAGTGACTTGTATGAACTTTATAAGGAACAATCTTATAATGATAAGTTTGTGCAGGAGCACCGTTTAGTTGTTCGGCTTGTGCACCAGGTTTTATATAAACTTCGCTGATAATCTTGAACCATTCAACCATTCCGTTTTCATCTGGAGCTCTTTCTTTTACATTTTTTGCCCATTCACTTGTAAGCACCACTTCTTCAATTACTCTAGTAACTTTTGAACCGCTTGGAAAGGCAAAAACACGTTCATCAGGACTGATTACGTTTTTACCACGTGTCATTACCTTGTTTTTACTATCATAAACCTGTCCTGTTTGGGGCATAGGTGCTTGTCCCATGTCTTGGAACGCATCTATTATTTTATTGTTACCTAAACTGTTAACACTACCAGATGCTTGTGATAATTTTGATAGTCCTTCGCCAATGCTGCTTTTTGTAAACACTTGTCCTGTTATCATACTGATAAATGCTTCAAAATCTTGTGGTGCTTGTGCTCCTAAAAAGCCTGTAATACCTTGAAATAATCCATTTACATCGCCTTCTTTAAAACTGGTAAGTAATCCTCCAATGCTTGCGCTGAGTCCTCCAGCAAAACCGCCTCCAAGTGCTCCACCAAGTGCTCCACCTAGTGCATTTTGTCCTATATTCTTATTTCCGCTTAGAGCACCGCCAATTATACCTCCAACAGCGCCTTTTACAATGTTTCCAAATAGTCCGCCGCCTTTTTTACGTGTGCTTTTACCAGGCATAGTAGCACCTTGATCGTTATTACTAAGTCTTTGAGCAGGTGTAAGTCCGGTAGCAAATTCATTTGGAAAACTAATTACAATCTCATCAGCTGTGCTTAGTTTATTTGCCTTTCTAAGTTCTTCAAAACGACCATTCATAATTGTAGTCAAACTTTGTTCGCCGTTTTGTAGTATTTCTACTACTGTCTTACCTTTTAATGCTAAATCTGTTTTTGTTTGTTCAACATTATCTAAAAATGCCTGTTCATTCCAAGGGATACATTCAACTTGATATGTGGTTCCGTTTTCTGCAATGTTAAATTCAACATTTGTAAATTTTAAAGGAAACATTCTTTTCAAATTACGACCATCTTCGACTACAAGTATATCTCCATCATCGTCATAACCAATAAATTCAACTGTTAACAAGAACGGTGCTTGCAAATAGTTTGTATAGCCTGCTGTGGTAGCAGCAATTTGCAAGGTTTGCAAAAACAAACCCATACTATAAGGTTCTGTAACATTAAACTCTATAAATGTTGCGTTTGTAGTTCTTGTTTTACTGTTAGGAACCATAAGTCCTTCAATAGATACATCATCAATGAAGTATTCTAATTTCTTACCAATAGCATCTTCATATGCTGTTGTAATCTTGTTTTCTGCGCCGCCGCCGCTGCGTAGAATTTGTAAAAGAGGTTCTCCTACTCTATATGTTTCATCTGGCATGTTAACTTCGTCCACTGTCAACACCGACAGCGTAAAAACATTGTTGAAACTTGCAAATTGATGCAACATGTTAGGTTTTATAGTCATTAGATACCTAAGGCCTTCTGTAATGCGCTTTTCTTTGGTAAAAATATTTTAACACCTGATTTAAAATCAAATACAGGATCTTTTAATATGTCTAAATTACGCTGAGCAAACACCCACCATAACTTTGGAGTGCCATATAAGTCATAACTTAACAAATCTGGACGAAAATTATATTGAGCTTCTACTTCGTATAGGTAATCGTCATCATCTGCAGGCACCGGACGTATTTTTAATATATCAAGTTCGCCACTTTCTGTTATTGTTGTATTAGAATATGGACTTGTTTTAGTATATGTAGCCATTAGATAAATCCTTTATCAGTTAAATCTCCGTTTACAAACTTGTCAAGACTAAATTCAGCAATTCTACCTCTACTGTATGTTGGTCTAACAGTAATTGCAATTGTGCTATTACGTGGAACCATTTGATATTTTGGTGCATACGAACCAACTTGTTGTGCATTTTCAACAGGAACACGGATATAATCAACATTGTTAGGCAAATCACTTACAAAACTTGTTACAACAACAGGAACATTATTCAAAACAAAGTCGCCATAGCCGTTTAACTTACACAACGGAGGTGGTGCACCTTTGTTACTGCTGTCTCCGTAAAACATTTTTGTAACGCTACGGAAGAAATGTGTTGCGGCTATCCAGTATCTACCTTCTTCTTCGCTTTGCACAGGAAATTCTCCTGTAATAGCAATCTCGTTTACACTACTATTCACGTATTGAGGATAAGTATAGTTAGTATGAACCGGTGCGATACTGTCATATTGAGCCATATACTGCACAGCAATAGTAGGAACAATAGGAAAGACAACATTGAAACCAGTGTCAGCTAAAGGAGTTAATAAAGGACTAGATCTAAACGTGGCAAGATCAGGAACACTTATTTTTACACGCCAATCATCCCCAATATCTGAGTTTAAAGGAGCCATAGACGCTATTTTTGCATCTTTTTTCAAAGGCTCTGCACCTGCAGGAATGTTTCTTGCACGGTGCCTACTCATAAGTTGATTAGCATTTGAACCTGTGAGATCACTTAAATTTTGCTTTGAGTAACGGTTATTAGCATTGAACTGTGTTAGTTCACTACCATTACTTGCAGGTGTGGTTTGAAAGGTATTAGCCATTTATTTCTCCTATACATTATTTAGTTGACAAAATTAAGTGCATAGTTTATTATGCTATAAAAGGAGTCTATATTGGCTAGAAAAGTAAATTATTTAAACAACAAAGACATGTTAGCTGAGATACACAAGTCAAAAGCAACATTTTGCAGCTATGTGTCGCCAGAATACGCTGACTATGATATCATTTTACCAGAAATTGCAAAAATTAACATTAGAACAATAGCAGAAGCAAAGCGTAACAAGGCAAAAAAGCAAGGACAAACTGCATATGAAGCAGCTAAAGCAGCTGGAAAAAAGGTAAAACTTGCAGAATTTGAAGTAGATTATAGAACAATAGAAAAAACAGACTTGGTGTTTCGTGTTATGATGTTTGATCATATACCAGACGAACCTGGACGTAAGAAAAACCCTAAAACTGTTGCAGATCACAAAACAAAACTAAATTTTCCACCATTTCAACACTTCAAGTTTGACGAGAACGACAATTTAGTGTGCATAGGCAAGTCACATTGGATAGGCGGAATGGAAAACGGACATTTTAGTAAAGAACATGGTAAAGCAACTAACAAACTTGCCATGATGTGGCTAAAACTTGTTGATAGATACTCTACACGAGGTAACGTTAGAGGTTATACATACAAAGACGAGATGAAAGGCCAAGCAATACTCCAACTAGCTCAGATAGGACTACAATTTGATGAATCTAAATCCAACAATCCTTTTGCTTATTATACCGCTGCTGTTACTAATAGCTTTGTGCGTGTCATTAATTTAGAAAAGCGAAATCAAAACATACGTGATGACATACTTGAAATGAATGATTACAGTCCAAGTTACACAAGACTACACCAAGGTGAGTGGGAAGCAGCACTAAGAAGGCAAGAAGAACAAAAATCTGGTTGATTTTGTTAGATTTTCTTGCTATAGTAGTATTCAATACGGAGAAATTATTTGTTTAAGAAAGCAGCAGTGTTTACTGACATACATTTAGGTATGAAGGGTAACTCACGAGTTCATAATCAGGACTGCGAAGCCTATATCGATTGGTATATCAAACAAGCCAAAGCTAATAACTGTGAAACAGGCATCTTTTGCGGCGACTGGCACCATAATAGGAACAGTTTGAACCTTACAACCATGGATACAACCATACGATTGCTAGAAAAGCTAGGCGAATCGTTTGAGAAGTTCTACATGTTTGCTGGTAACCACGACTTATACTACAAAGACAAACGTGATGTGAAGTCAACTGAGTTTGCAAAACACATACCAGGCATTACTATGGTAGATGAAATGCAAGTTATAGAAGATGTTGCACTAGTTCCATGGTTAGTAGGCGACGAATGGCGTAGAATAGAGAAGTTACAAGCCAAATACCTGTTTGGACACTTTGAATTGCCTAGCTTCTATATGAATGCCATGGTGCAGATGCCAGATCACGGTGAACTAAAGAGTGAACATTTCAAGAATCAAGAGTATGTGTTTAGTGGCCACTTCCACAAGCGACAACGGCAGGGTAAGATCCACTATATTGGTAATGCTTTTCCACATAACTATGCAGATGCTTGGGATGATGACCGTGGTATGATGATATTGGACCGTGAGAACGATGCAGAACCAGAGTATATCAACTGGCCAGATTGTCCTAAGTATAGAACAGTCAAGTTATCACAGTTGATTGATGAACAAGAGACACTTATCAAACCAAATATGTATCTTAGAGTTAACTTAGACATTGATATCAGCTATGAAGAAGCAAGTTTTATCAAAGAAACCTTTATAGATCGCTTTGGTTGTAGAGAAATAACACTTATTCCACAAAAACAGTTGGAAGAAATAAACACCGACTTGGATATTACACAATTTGAAAGTGTCGACCAGATTGTTAGTAAGGAAATACAAAGTATCGACACAGACAGCTTTAACAAAAAGCTACTTTTGGACATTTATAACGAATTAGCATGATAAAAATTAAAGATTTAACTGTAAAAAACTTTATGAGTGTGGGTAATGTTACCCAAGCTGTTGATTTTAACAAAGAACAGCTAACACTTGTGCTTGGTGAAAACTTAGACCAAGGAGGTGACGACACTGGATCAAGAAACGGAACGGGCAAGACAACAATAATTAATGCACTGTCTTATGCCTTATACGGCCAAGCACTGACTAACATCAAACGGAACAATCTTATTAACAAGACCAATTCCAAAGGTATGTTAGTCACCCTTAACTTCGATAAAGATGGCAATAGTTATCGGATTGAACGTGGCAGGTCGCCTAATGTTCTTAAGTTTTACATCAACAATCACGAACAAGTAGATGCAAACATTGACGAATCACAAGGCGATAGCCGAGAAACACAAAAATCTATTGCAGAACTGTTAGATATGAGTCACGATATGTTCAAACATATTGTTGCACTCAACACATACACAGAGCCTTTCCTCAGTATGAGAGCAAATGATCAACGTGCAGTTATTGAACAGTTACTTGGTATTACTATCCTTACTGAAAAAGCCGAATTACTTAAAGAAAAAACAAAACAAACAAAAGATTTTATTACAGAAGAAACATTAAAGATTAATGCAATAGAAGCAAGTAACAAAAAAATTGAACAAAGCATCGAGACACTGGCTGGTAGACAACGTGCATGGCTTGCAAAACAAAAGAAAGACTATGAAAAACTAGAAACTGCTATTGAAGAATTAGAAAAACTAGATATTGATGCAGAACTAGAAGCACATGATAATTTAACTAACTGGACAGAACTAAATAATCGTCTTACTAGCCTTAACAAAGAAAAAGCAACACTTGAAGCTGCATTATTAAGAGCAACTAAAAGTGTTGACAAGGCGGAAAAGGATATTACAGATTTAGATGACGCTATTTGTTATACTTGCGGTCAAGAACTTCATGCAGACAAGAAAAAAGAAATTGAAACACGCAAACAAAAAGAATTAAGCGATGCACTTGCTTATCAAACTGAGGTTGCTGATAAATTAGAAGCTACTATGGGCTTTCTCAACGAGATTGGACACATAAACGGACGACCAAACACGTTTTATGAGAGTGCCAAAGAAGCATATGAACATAGAAACAACGTAGATAATCTTAAGAAAACACTGATAAGTAAAACGCAAGAAGAAGATCCTTATCAGGCACAGATTGACGACTTAAAAACAACAGCACTACAAGAAATTGATTGGAATGCTGTAAACACATTAACAAATTTAAAAGAACACCAAGAGTTTCTCCTTAAACTCCTGACCAATAAAGACAGTTTTATACGTAAGAAGATTATTGATCAGAACTTGGCGTATCTAAACAACAGGCTAACTTACTACTTAGATAAACTAGGCTTGCCTCATCAGGTCAAGTTCTTAAATGATCTGTCTGTTGAGATTACTCAACTAGGACAAGATTTAGATTTTGACAACTTATCAAGAGGCGAACGCAACAGGCTAATACTAGGCATGAGCTGGGCATTTAGAGATGTTTGGGAATCATTGTATCAAGGCATCAACTTGTTGTTCATTGACGAGCTTATTGACTCAGGTATGGACACTGCTGGTGTTGAAAATAGTTTGGCTGTGCTCAAGAAGATGGGCAGAGAAAGACAGAAGAATGTATTCTTAATTTCACACAAAGACGAACTTGTTGGTAGAGTCAATCATGTTATGAAAGTTATCAAAGAAAATGGCTTTACTAACTATGAAAACGATATTGACATAGTAGAATGACAGACGACACACACGACTTGTTGATGCAGAAAGTAATGGACTACCTCAAAGCAAGTGAGGAGTTTGAAACACGGCCAAGTAAAAATACTAGCCGCACAGCAAGACGTGAACTACGAGAATTAATGAGACTAGCAAAGGCAAGACAAGACGAAATTATGAATCACTACAACGAAGTGCTTGAAGGATTTCGTAAAGATCAAAAATGGCAAGGCAGAAGAAAACACCCACTTATATAGTGTATGAGTTGGACATACAAAGGTAAGAAAGTAGAATCAATACCTGACGAATACGAAGGCTTTGTATATCTGATCACAAACAAAAAGACAAAACAAAAATACGTAGGCAAGAAGTTAGCAAAATTTAAAACAACCAAGCCACCATTAAAAGGCAAAA